GAGGTAGATGTCCTCGCTCCATATTACAAATTATTTAAGTATTAGGCAGGCAAAGCGCATATTACATATCAAATTAAAATCATGGCAAAAAAAAGAGGGTTTGCGCCGGTTGGCGCAAACCCTCTAAAATATGTTTGTCACGAAAACTATACAATATTTGGGACATTATTTGCTAATTTCTGTAGCAGCTACTTCTCTCATGAAGTTCTCGTATGCATCCGCAGCGTCTTTTGCTGCTTTTCGAGCACGCTCAACGTTACCATTGTTGTGCCCGTTTGTCAATGCGTTACTTGCTACAACAGAAAGTTGCAATGTCGCATCTAGCATACGCAGCGACAGCAGGCTCTCTTTTCTTCTAAGTTGAGAGTGGGCTTCTGCTCTATCGTTTGACTGCTTTACCCTCCATCCAATAGCGGCAGCGACAATAGAGCTTATGCCAGCAATTAACGCACAAATAACTTCAGCAGTCATCAAAAAAGCACCTCCGTATTCACTGAAGTGCAATACTCATCACTTGAAGAAGTGATGACGTCCATATGTCATCCCTCCTTCGGCGTTTTATAAGACAACGCCTGCGTGCTGTCAGAGCCTCCAGCAGTGGTCGGATCATTAATAGCATTCCAAGCCGCAACAACAACAAGGCTTAGGACATACGGATTGCTGATAGCGCTAAGTAGCAAATCACCAAGAGCCTTCCACGTGGTGATATCAGCGGCAGTAATTCCAGCATAGGCCAGAATCGGCGCGAGCATAGCAAGCACAATCTGCACCCACCAAATAGGATTCTTTAATCTGACTGTCCAGTTGATTTTCATATCCGTTCCCTCCTTAAAAATAATTGAAGCAGGACATTAGCCCTGCTTCTTTTTTCCGTTAAGTTCGCCCCACTCTTTGATTTCGTCAATCATACGTTGACAAACAATCATAGATCGCAGAGCATCTTCGCTGATATTCAGGTCGCCTTTGCCATCGCCCAGGAGCGCACCACGATCAATAAGCTCCTGCGCTTCCTCACGAAAGTATTCCGGCATTTCATCGACTGAATGATAATGCGGATCCTTCGCTTCTGTGTAGCGCATCCCAATAATTGCTCCACGCACAACGTCTTCGGAAATATTCAGGTCGCCATTTGAGTCGCCTTGCAGAGCACCAGCAGAAATCAACTGCTGAACCTCTCCGCGATACCACTCAGGGATTTCATTAATGTTCTTGTATCTGACCACGTCTTCTTCCTCCTCATCTGTTTGTCCTTCGTCAGCCATCAATCTTGCCTTGAAGTCATACCACTGTTGTGGGTCATCCACCCACGGCATCGGGCAGTGCTTGCCCGTCACATCATAATGCCGTACAACATGGTCTGCATCAATGTCATATCGTTGCATAATGTCTTTTGCAAGAGCAAGCGCATTATCGACCGTTTCTGGTTTGATATAATAGCTTCCATCTGCGTGTTTGCGACTGCACATTTCAATGCCAATGCTGTTTGAGTTGCGGCACTCAGGATGCCAGTAGCTCTTTGCCCCGCAGTGCCATGCGGTATCACTTTCCTTAACAGATTGCATTACACCATATTCGTCGCAGAAATAATGAGCGCTTGCTTGTATGCCACTATTATTATGATAATAGTCACAGTTGTTACGCGCCGTATCGCCATTGTTAGCCGTATAATGCATTACAATGTATTTGATGGGTTGCCATCGTCCAGCGCTGTAATTGCCAGAGTTGCATTGAATAAACTCCATTGTAATCACCCCATTTTAACATCATTACCATTCAGAGCGCTCGAATCCTATCAGCAAAATCACAGGCCATGATATTGCCTGACTGACCGCTCGCCAAAATTTTCTGTGTACTGAACTTCCTGCGAATCCGCGAATGCCGCCACGTGCTTGTCCATCCAAATATAATTTGTAAGTGTCACATTAGTAGGCATATCGTTTCACCCCCTTAATATGCGCTGTTGATTGCCGCTACGATTGCAGTATCAACGTAAGATTTGATTGCGTCGGTAATCCCAAGATCGGCAAAAAGCTCGGACGGGGTGCGATAATACACCCAGCCGGAATCGTCCAACACGGCAATCTTGCCAGGTGTCTTGCCCAAATTCGCGGCCTCCGTGGATCGCAGCCATGTGCCCGTGATGTACTTGCCAGTCAGGTCGCCGGTCAGCGTCCCGCCAGAGGTAGGCAGCTTGCCGTCGAGCGCGGATTTGACGACCTTGTTTTGCACCGGATTGGCCGATGTAGCATTCAGAGTTGCGTCCACAGTGATATTGCTGCCTGCGGAAGCCACCTTGTCATCAACGTACTGCTTGATTACATGGTTTGCGACTGGGTTGTTTGACGACCCAGACATAGTGCTATCAATTGTGATATTTGTTGCACCATCCGCAATGTTGTCCAGCTTGGCTTTATCAAATTTGGACATCAGGCCGTTGGCGGACTTGGTCGCCACTGCCGTCCCGGCTTTACCGGTCAGCGCAGATGTGATGACCTTGTTTTGGACGGGGTTGGTAGACGTGGCAGACAACGCATTATCAACGTCCACGCCGCCGCTCACAGCGACTTCGGCGATTTTTGCCTTGACGTAGGCTACGTTTGCTGCATAGTCCGTCTGCGCGTCTGTCGGTGTTTCAAGGCCAGCTACGTACACAGGGACATTTTCAGGGCCACCATCAAGAGTAAGTGTGTAGTCATTGCTTTTTTCGATTGGCGCGATGTTTACAACACTTGCCCCGTCATCGTGCCCGATTGCCTGCAACATAACAGTGCCATCGAAAAACGCATACTTTTGGCCGACCGCTCCAATGTTTTGGAGCGCGCAAAACTTCTGCTCCGATGTCAATGTCTGCTTTGCATCGTATCTAACCGCACGGTCATCGACGTACTTCTTGGTCGCCGCGTCGTCATCCTCGGTTGGGGTTGCAACCTTTAACCGCGCAGGGTTGACGGTATCGTCGTAATTGGCGACACCGTATGTCATTTTTGCGACGCCAGTGCTGTCTTCGTACAGGTGTATCGCACCAGCGCTGACGCTTTCTTCGCCTTCCAGCGATTTGGCACGCAACGCCCCGCTGATATTTTGCACTTGGTTGGCATCCGTCGTGCCGTTGATTTTACCATCCAGCGCTGCCTTGATAACCTTGTTTTGTACAGGGTTCGTGCTGTTTGCGTCAAGCGTTGCATCCACAGTAATATTCCAATTGCCGTCAATGCCGTCAAGTTTCTGCTTGTCATCCGCAGACATCAAGCCATTGGCAGACTGTGTCGCAATAGCTGTACCAGCCTTAGCATCAAGCGCGGTTTTGACCGCTTTGTTCTGCACGGGGTTCGTGCTGGTGCCAGAAAGCGATTCGTCAATTATAATATCGCTTACCTTTGTCGAGTGCGCAGTCCAAGTGCCATGCATACCGTTTTCTGAGTCAAATATAACCGTATATAAATATACGCCATCGGAAGTTTTATCCATTCCAGAAAAAGTGGCATAAAACGGATTGGAAGACAATGTTGATTTTCGATAATAAACAAGGGGAAGTATAATTTTTTTGGTATCTATACTAATAACCACTCTGAGAGTTTTTCCATCTGATATTGCGCCTTGTAACGTGCCAGTAGAAATCGTCGTGCAAGAAAAGCCTTCAATGGAAGTTCCTTGCCCTCCTGAAGTTGCTGTAGCTTTGATGTCGTAATAACCCGCGTCGCCAGCCGCAGCAGTTTTGCTGTCTACATAGGCTTTGACAATTTTGTTCTGGACAGGATTTTCCGATTCGTCGCTCATTTCCAAATCCACAGCGACCACGGATTTTTTCATCTCCCACTTGTTCCCGCTAACGACAATGCATTTCCCATCGTCAGTACCATCGAGCGCCGGGGCAGGAAGCTCTCCCGCAGACACCTCAACGTAGCAAGTGTTTTGAAGGACAACACAGGCAGCGGTAGCTATACCAACGGTTCCAAACAAATTGTTTAGCTGAGCGCTCCCTCTAAAAACGTGACTCCCCCCAGCGGATAGGGCTAACGGCCATTTCTGGTTGTTCCACACGCCATAAATATTTTTCCCTCCCGCGACAGCAGAAGAGATTTCCGCAAAAGTTTTATCTGTGCTTGCGTTAAACACGGCGAGATTGGCATCGTCAATAATCGCAGGGGAGGAGGTACTGTCAAATGTGATGTTGACAACAAAGTCTTCAGCGACACTCCCGCTGCCCCCATTAAAAGCCTTGCTATCGATGTACTGTTTAACAACCTTATTCTGGACTGGATTTGAAGACGCTTCTGACATAGCACTGTCAACACTAACAATCTGTCCAGAAACCTCAGCGATTTTGTGGTCAATCTTATCGAAGTTTTCGTTTAACTTTTCAATATCAACGACATCTGAATACTCCGGTTTATTTAGTTGCATGTTTGGTGTTTGTTTCATGTATTTATCCCCTTCTAATATAATTACTTGTATTTTCCAATGACGTGATAATGTATCTTCAGAACGCTCAAATCCTATCTGTAAAATCACAAGCCATGATTTCTCCCGTTTGCCCGCTCTTTGCGCGAATCTTGTTGGCGATATTTGTAAATAGCTCGCTCAAGTTTTCCATATACTGAACTTCCTGAGAGTCTGAAAACGTTGTAACATGCTTGTCCATCCACTCTTTACTTGGTTCTTTGCCAGCACCAAAAGACGCCGTGAGATCAATCAGCATGCAGGATGTAAACCATACCGCGACATTGCCTTCATTATTGTAATCAAATCTACAAGGATACGAGTCATCAGAAAAACTTGTACGATCAAAAACAGCAGAAACACGAGTCCATGTGCTGGCCGCAGAATTTACACGTAAGCCGGATACTGCGGCTGGTTCTGCTACAGGCCAATACCAATCAAATGTGGTATTAACAGATGTTTCAAATCTAACTTTAAAACTCAAATAATATTTATGTGAAGCGTACAGAGGATAGTTGCCAGAAGTCAATGTAACTTCGCCAGATGAAGTTGGAGTGATTTTGACACTATATCTAGCACCATCTTCCGGAGTGATTGTAGTTGATTGCCAAGAACAGTTGTTGCGTACAGCCGCGAAATAACCACGATTTTCATTGCCGACTATATTTGTTAGTGTTATATTAGTTGCCATATATTTTACCCCCTTAATATGCGCTGTTGATTGCCGCTACGATTGCAGTATCAACGTAAGATTTGATTGCGTCGGTAATCCCAAGATCGGCAAAAAGCTCGGACGGGGTGCGATAATACACCCAGCCGGAATCGTCCAACACGGCAATCTTGCCAGGTGTCTTGCCCAAATCACTAGCCTCTGTGGACTGTAGCCATGTACCGCAAAAATACTTTCCGTTGACGTTGCCGGTAAACGTGCCGCCAGACTTGTCCATTTTGCCATCCAGTGCGGATGTGACCACTCTGTTTTGCACAGGCCGGATGGATTCGCCGGACAAAGATGAATCTACGTCCGTTTTATTCGCGCCCGCCGCGATTCCGTCAAGTTTGATCTTGTCAGATGCGGACATAAGACCGGCCTTGTTTTTGTCTTTATTGACAACGGCATTGTCAGCTTTGCTGGACAACTGGTTATTTAAATAATAAATGGAAACAGCCATGTCGTCTCTACCATCTAGGTTATAGTCTGGCGTAAATATGCCGCCAATGGTAACTTTAGTAGATTCATCTGCGCCGTTGCTGCCATGAAGCGTAATTCCTGGAACGTCCTCGCCCTTGTCTCCTGTGTATACCCCTGGGTTAGCATATACCGTGATATTTGAAGATTTTAAAGTTGCCTTCGTTAAGAATTCCGGTTCTGTAATAACCGGCTTATTTGATCCTATTTTTTCATTGAGCAACTCCGTAATAACTTTGTTTTGAACTGGATTAGTAGACGTCGTTGAAGTTGCACTATCAATGGTGATCTCATCATACGGCAACTCAGAGAACTTTTTTACACCGTCTCCGATTTTTTTTCTTATCTTACCATCATTGGTTTTAACAATAATCATTTCTCCGTCTAGCAAAATCGGATTTTTACTAGTCCAGTTTTCCTCAGTATCTCGTTTCAATTTGATCCTTGTGTTATATAAATCAGACAAGCAAATCCCTCCTTATAAATAAACCGCGCCGTTTCGCAACGGCGCGGTTCTGATTCGATGTTCATTTGTGTTATACACTCCCACCATATACATAGTTAGAAACTGTTCCGCTTGATTCGCCAGAGAATATAGCTGGCAAGTCGGCTTGTTCAACCCAAGTGCCAGATACTTTCTTATAGACCTTTGTCGCGGATTTATATGACCCATTGACCTTGAAATACAACGTGGTAGATGTAGCTTTAGCATACAATGTTGTATTTGCAATAATAGTAGCTATATATGGATTCTCTGTGCTTACTAAATTTGTATAGCTTTCATCTGAATACCATCCTTCAAAAACACATCCTGTATTAGTCGTCGCAGAGAAAGTACAACTACCATTCGCTGGAACTGTTGAGTCGCTTACGCTAACAGACGATATATTTGCGCCAGCAACTGCCGCACATGTAAATAATTCTGCATCATGTGTAGCCTTAGCATATAATGTTAAATCTGATGCTGGACTAATTGAATAATTTTGGTCTGTACTTACGAGATTCGTACAAGCGGCATCAGAATACCAACCGACCCACGTAGCCCCTTGAACAAGATTTACAGAAAAGTTAACATTTTGTCCATCCCAAGGCTCGGCTTCAGAAACGGAAGCGGACATTACGCCATTGCCACTAGCAATCGCGGCACAGGAATAACGCTTAAAATACAGGGTAAGCTGACCGACAGAGCAAGCAGCCGCTACAAAAAGGTTATCAATGTGCAGATGATATCGGATCGTTGCTGCTGATGTAGCCTCAGTAATTAAGGAATTTGTGATCCCGTCCTGCTCATCTACTTCGACTGAGCACAGAACTTTATGCACTTCCGTGCCATTAATTTCAAGACTACAATAGTTGTCTTTGTCTTTTACAGACGCGCCGCAAGCGATTCGGCTGTCCGCTTTAACAGGTTTTGCTACGGTATTTGGAAATAGAACAGCTTTTGCTGCATCATTCAAAATGGCATATCCAGATTTCGCTGTAGATTTAATAACAACACCTTTCCCGTATGACTTAACGCCAACTGCGCAATTATCTGCCGTTAAATATTGCGATGCATTGTCATATACGATCCTGAGTTGCCGACCCTCGACCCTCATGCGCTGTCACCCACCCGGTAAGATGTAACGGTTCCTTCAGCCGTGTAATAATACACGATCATGGCATTTTCGACGTCCTCGAATGCAAACACCTGATGATACAGCATTCCGTCGTAAAACCAGATTACTTTGCTGGATAGGATGTATTGAACAATCTCTTCAATAGTGCTATTTGCCGTTAGGATTAGCATATAATCCCCACCAACCTCTTGTGCAGTCGGTGTAATGGTATGATAAATTAACTCATTCATCTGTTATCCCTCCGTTTTCAAGTATAGGTCACCATCTGCCCCAAGGGTGTTAACTGGATCTGAAGTACCAGAGTAGTATGTGGCAGTCGTGACAGACAAGGTGCCGTCAACGGAGATGGACAAACCGTTGCCAACTTTGATTGTTCCAGATGTTGAAGCGGTGGCGATTGGAAGATATTTAGAATCTAAAGTCTTACACTGACTTGCATTTAAGGGGGAAAGTTTACTTATATATACCTTTTTATTATCTGATTTATCAATAGACCCAACAACATACAATCCTTTTTTTTGAAATTCGAAACCTTCAAAATTTGTGTTGTCCTCTAAACAATAAAAAACAGGAATGTCGTTCCCCGTTGCATCTCTAGCCATCCATAAATTATTAGTTTGTACGCCGTTGTTCTGCGTACTTTTAATTTCCATAGAAGCTATTTGGATGGTCTCTTGTTGCAAAATCGAAGAATTAGACATCGAAATCACAGTTTCAGTTATTGTTGCACCAATAAAAAACGATTCATCAAGTACGATATTAGATATTAACCAATAAGATGATGCGACATTTATTCTTCTATCCATACTTCCATCCCATGTAATATCTTCACGCCCCGGTTTTTGATAAAATGGTCTATTCTTAATATAATCATTCGCGGTTTCATCATTTTGATTCCAGTCACTTTGAACTGAAATTCCTGTTCCGCCGCTAGATGGCAGCACAGCCGGTTCCCATTCCGTTGGCACACCATTGCTGTCAACCGCCTTCACCTTCGGTATCTGACCTACTGACGCAGAAGTAAGACCAAGTGATTTTGATTCGTCGTATGATAGTTCGGAAAACTTCTTATACCCATCGCCAATCTTTTTTCTTGTAATCCCTCCATCGCACTTGACGATTGCGACTTCCCCATCCAGCAAAACCGGATCTTGACTAAGCCAATTTGATTCTGTGTCGCTTTTTAATTTGATTCGCGTATTATACGACAAATTGTATACCCCCTTTATTTTTGTTACAAACTATAAATGCCAAGATCGGCAAGCCGTCTATTTTATAGGTTGTGTCAACAACCGCAATATACAAATTTAGAAAAAATTTAGAAAAAACAAAAGCCCATATGCGCACGAAAATATGTAAAAACCGCGCCGTGATAATTCACGGCGCGGTTACACTAAGCTATATCAGATATTCACGGATGCAGATCCGCAGTTCAGGACAATGTAGCCAGCGGCCTGATTCAAGTCCGCAATGTCATGCTTGTGATTTGCATCAGCCTTGCCATCCCAAGCGGTAATTTTTTCAGCAGTAATGCCGTCAAGCACAGCCTTGTTCGCGTGCTCATGAGCTGTACCCTCCAGCGTATCAACGCGTCCGGCAAGAGCAGTCAGGTCGGCAGCTTTGGCATAATCGCCAATCTTCAGTGCCGCAATCGCATCGGTCACATAAGCAACGACTGTGGCCTTCTCGCCGTCGCCACCGATGCCATCAACGATGCCCTCCAGCGCAATAATCGCGCTGTTCATGGCCGCAGCATCTGTCTTGTGGCCGGAAATCCATGCAGCGATTTCCTTGAGTGTATCATAAGAGCTATCAGCCCCATCAACGATCTTAGCAACCTCTTCAGCCGCGATCGCACGAGCAGACTTTGATGTGTCCTTACCAATAAGCGTTGTGATTTTGCCTTCGGCAGTAGTCATACGCGACTTAATGTCCTTGTCATCGTAAGTAGCGGCGGCCTGAGCATCCTGAATCATCTCAACAACAGTCTTGCCTTCAGTGACAGCGCCGACCTTGCCAGAAAGTGCATCAACAGCCGTCTGCGCATTGTCACCAGCGGACTTAGCGGCAGCAATTGCTTCGTCCTTAGAACCAGCAGCATCAAACGCAGTTGTGTCAACATAAGCCGCAGAACCAAGGCCGTGGACTGCGACGTCAGCACCATCAAACTTAACAGTGCCATTAGCAGTGCCCTCCACAAGCGTGTGGACAGTCTCATCAGGAATCGTGATTGTATCCTGAAGCGTCCACTCCGCAACACCCTTAGCCTTAGAATACAGATGGAACTTGCGATTATTCGTGCCATCCACTTCGAGCTTATACTGCGTATCAGTGTCCTGAATCTCACCAGAGATGTAATCGGCAAGGCCGGAAATCTCAGTAGCAGAGTAGCTCGGCTTCGTCTCGGCAAGCGCCCAAGAGTAGACGTTCGCGGCAAGACCGGAGACAAACGACAGCTCACTGAACTTTTTTGTTCCATCACCGATCTTGAACAGAACAGCAGGCTCCTGCTGGACTGCGCCAGACTTCGCCGGGACAACGACAACAGCCGCTTCGCCTGCAAGCAGAACAGGGTCTTTGCTTGTCCAGTTTGCATAAGTATCATATTTCAGAGAAATTCTCGTATTAAAAATCTTATCTGCCATAATAGACCACCTTTCAGTTATTAACAAGCAGAGCGTATTTTAGCGCTCGGCTATTTAGTATTCAGTTTGTTGCCGGATGGGCGGCGTATCCATCATCTCAGGTTTCTCATAAGAGGAGCGTCGGGAGCCTTTCCAACCTCAGCAACACAAATTAAGAATTAGGCAGAAGCACTCCCGCCGTCAAGAATCAGAGTGTCGCCATCAGTCTGAACGAGCTTATTGATGTTGACGGAGTTAACCTCCATCGTGCCATCAGCAGCAACAGCGACCTTGTTTTCAGCAGAAGAACTGACAACCAAACCAGCAGTCTCACCAGCAAGCGGAATGTCAACAGCCTTCTCGGCGATGTTCAGTGCAACGCCATTAGCCTTAACAATCTCAATCAGGTTCGCATTCGCGCCAACCTCGACACCATCCAACTTACCCTTCAGCTCATCGGTGAAGTCGTTCGTCGAAAGACCCTTGCCCTCAACAGCCTCGACCTTAGCCTTGAGCGCATCCGGAAGGCCAGTAACCTTCGACATCTCAACACCAGCAAGACTCAGCTCACCAGCATCGGAAATAGCGAACTCAGCGGACGCGGACTTGACAACATTGGCCTCAGCACCAGCAGCGATACCGGCAAGTTTTTCCTTCTCGGCAGTCGTGTAGTCGTTGCTCGACAGCCCCATGCCATCCTTAGCATCAACCTTGTTCTTAATGGCCTCAGCGATAGCAGTGTTCATCTGCTCCGTGGTGGAGTAAGCATCAAGGTTGACAGACACATCGTCTAAGCGAACAACGGCATTGTCCACCTTGGCGTAGATGTCATAGTAGCCGGTGTCGGCGTTCATCACGAGGTAAAGAATGTTATCCTCAGCAACCTCAACAGCCGGGACAGCCTCCACCTTTTTGAACGAAGCATGACCAGTCGCAGCAATAGCCGCCCGAATCGCCTCGCCAATCGCGGTAGCGGTCATCGCATCCGTGATACCATAACCCTCAAGCGTAGTGGCCTTATCGGCCTTGTCACTCTGAAGATTGCCAATGTCAGTCGTATGCCCAGCAACCGTATCAGCAAGGCCAGAAACGGTGCTCGTATCGGGAGTATACCACTCGATGGCGTTGCCAGCCGCATTGATACGCGGTTGCTGACCAGCAGTAGCCTCATCAGAACCCTTGACAGCGACCTTGCCATCTTTAATTTCGATAGATTTGCCATCGCCGAGAACTTCAGTGCCAACAGGCTTCAGCGTCTTATCAGGCTGGATGATGTACAGAGAAGCAACACCATCAGCAACGACACAAACGCTTTCGCCAAAGAAATAAGTGCCATCAGAACTACCGACCTCGACAGCGGCAGCGGCAGCAGCCTGCGCCTCAGCAAGCGTCGCAAAGTAGTAACGTGCGTCCAGAGGGAACGCAGTAGTAGGATTGAAAGCAACAGAGAAATTCAGTTTACCAAAATCAGCCATTATCCCTTCCTCCTTTCTAATCAAATAGTGACCTTATAAGTGTTCGCCGCATCGTTCGCATTTGCGTAATCGAGAACGTAAACTTTGTAGTCAATCGCTTGATAGCCAGCAGCGCCCTCAACAGAGACAACGCTCTTTGTGAAACCAGACTTAATTTCAGCGTTCAGACCGTTCACGTCAAGCACGGAACTGACATCGCGCAGAGTCGCGGGATATGCAAACATAACGCGCTTCGCACCAACCGGAATCACAAGGTTAAACGAGTTGCCATTTGCAAGAGCCTTATTAGACTTGGCAGCAAGGCCACGCACAAGCGCGGAGTTAATCTCACCGTCCTTCTCGGTCAGAGTGCCATAGAACGAATTACGGTAGCCGGTAATTTTCGTGGTGCTCCTTGCAGACGCGCTCTTGTAAGCAGTGCCAGACTTCGTGCCAGCCGCAATCTTGCCAGCCGGGTACGCATTGCCGAGGTTCGTCTTAGGAACAGCGCCCTCTCCATGCGTCGCAGTCGCAGTGATCGCATAGTTCGTGTTGTCGGCAACAACGATAGCATCAAACGTGCCTTCTGCCGTTTCCTTCGTGTCAGTACCATTGCTCACGCTCCACTTGGTAGCAGTGATGCCAGTAACCGGGCCATAGGTGTAGCTACCAGCACTCAGAACCGCCTTGTAAGCCGGAGTCACAGACGTACCAACCTCATATGCGCCAAGCTGCGCGCAGGTCACATCAACCGCAGGCGGAGAAGCCACAGGATTCTTCTCTTTAGCAAGGATGGAAGCCAGAACGTCCTTCACATTCTTGCCAGCGGCCTGAATCGTGCCAGAGCCAGAGGACGGAACCGTCATAACACCGATAGCCGCAGTATAGGTGAGGTCATCAGCAAAATACACGTTCTCAGCATTATAGTTGCCGTCCATAGCGCCCCACGCAGTGCCATTGTAGACATACGCAGTGTAGGAATACTTTCCATCAGAAATCAGCGTCTTGACAACGAAAATGTCATCCACTTTCGCCTCAGCGCCAGCGGCAGTAAGAACACGCTCGATTACAGCGGTATCGCTTTCGCCATTGCCCTTAACACCCTCATAGTGCGCAGCGGCAACACCGCCGACACGCGGAAGATTTTCATAGGTAGCAACGCCGTCGCCAATTTTCAGCACGCCCGTGTCCTTGTCAAAGCAAGGCTCGCCAGCGGCAGGCACGACGTCTTTGTTCGCCACCCAATTCTCAGTGGTATCACGTCTGAATTGAATGGTAGTTTTCAAAGTTTTGTCAGACATAGCTTTCCCCTTTCAATTTTAGTTAAACAAAAGCTGTCCCGCCGTCGATCACCTTTATATCAATAGGTGCTGACTGAAACGGAGACAGCGTCTTGTCATTTTTTACGATGTACGGAGTCCATTCTTCACCGTTCTGCACGGTAATAATTCGACCTGCACAATCGTATTTTTGAATCCATGCCTGTGCTTCTGTTAACGTCGGGAATCTCTCTCTCGGAAACAGGCACAGCCAATCATCTCGCGCCTCGTTTAGAACGAAGCACGTTTCCTCGGCCTGACAGTAATACAGGATACCGTCAGCCGCCTTAGAAAACTCAGGCAACGTAGAAATGCTCGAAACAAATCGCAAGCCGTCCGAATAAAGATCATCGCCCTTGTACAGTTCTTTGGTGTCTGTACAAAAGTAAAGTGCATTACTCAGACGGCTTGTAAGCCCAAGATAAGTTTGCTTTGAGCCTTGCTTATAAACAACCTTCGTGCCCAAATATCCCTCCTCCTTTCTTGAAATTATATATGCAACCCGTCCATGCGGAGGTTTGCGCAATCACATATCAGACCATTTCTCACCATCGCCAGTTGAGCCGGAAGTGTCCATGTCCGACCATTCCTCACTGCCGCCAGAGGATATCTGGTCTGCGTAATTATCTGAGGGGACGGTAATTGCAGCGCCGAGCAGAGTATCGCCAGATTTCAATTGTACCTTGCGCGTTTTATCATCATAAGTGATGCCGTCAGCTTTCTTCTTCATATCTTCCTTTACACGACCTATCTCAGCCTGTAAAGCTGCAACACCATCTGAGCCGCCGCCAGCGACCAACGCGTCACGCCATCTGGGGTCTTCCACAAAAAACATATTGACCACCGCCTTAATACATATAGTAGATATTCACATCTACCGCCTCTTCAAATTCGAGCGACGTAATGTCGAGCTGGTTCATGCCAAGCTCAAAAATGCCCGTGAACAAAGGGATCTCTCTGCCGTTGATTTTCACTTTCGTGCCAGCCGGAGCAGAAATGCCAAATTTCACGAGCGTCATATCGCAGTAATTCAAAATACTATTCGGATTCGCTGCGATTTCATTTTCCTTAAAAACCTTCAGCATATTCACATTCGGAGTGACCGTGCCGTTGAAACTTCCCAAATATGCCTGAGACATATGCGCTCACCACCTTTCAAAAGTTATATTCTCCAAGCCCGTTTTTCAGATTACTCCACGTTAACGGAGATGCCCGATACGGGTCTACAATCGTTTCTTCTCTGTTGATATTGCTTCCAATTAGCAAGATACCCTGTTTGTGATACTCCGGTGCACCGGACGTATGATACACGGTAACTTGATAAATGTATTTTCCGCCTAAATTCACTGTATCATCACTCGACAGTTTGATAGCAATGTTCTTTGATGTAGAGTCAATGGTCAAATTCTTAATCAAAAGCGGCCTACCACCTTTATTTGAATAATTGACAACAGCCAGCCTTGCCTTATAAGATGTCGTGGCAATAGAAGGCGACTCAACAATTTCCGCAAACGAAACCGAAAATTCCGTTGTCGTACCACCAATGAAGTGAATTTCAGGCAGAGAATACCTGTTGTTAAAACATCCGCCCAAAGGCTTTCACCACCTTTTATCAAACATCTGTATCAGGCGCGCTGTCCGAGACGTCCTGCGTGCTCTGCTCTATAACTCGTTCAAGTGCGAGCATGCTGTTTCTCATGTTTTCTACATTGCGTCTTCCGCTGACGCTTACATTGTCAAGCGTATTCAGCACAGCAATAAGCACCTGTACCGTTTCATTATCCATTATTCTTGTCCTTCCTTTAAAACCGCAATTTCAGATTCCAGCTCAGAAACTTGAGCACGCAACTTTTGAATCATATATGTGTTGAGTGCCACAAACTCTGTATAGCGCAAATAATACTGGTCGACATATTCGGAATGTACATCGTTTTCCCCAGCGCACTTCGTAAAGCCAGCAAAATCCTGCGATGTCAACCCATTCTCCGTCAACGCAGACTCAACTTCCTGTGCAATGAAACCGATGTGATGCCGACCGCTTGTCCCATTATTAAATTTGTAGGCGCTCGGTTTCAAAGCATCGAAAAACGGTTCGTATTTATCAAGATTCATTTCAATGCTATTTTTTAAGCGTCTATCAGACGATTCCGTAATAGCTACATCCGCGACAATAGAATTTTGTGAAACCGTGAAGCCCGTTTCACTCGCCTGCATTCGCACGCCCATATTCGTTGCAATAAAATAATAATCCTTATCAGAACCATACATCATAGAACCAAATGTCTCTTGATTATTCCCAGCATTACCTTGGGCACAACAGAACCCACCATGAGAAGATCCAAGCGTAATATTGTCTGCGTCGATATTCCCTTTGCCGGTTAGTTGGATGTCGCCAGCCATCTTAACGTTGCCCTTTGAAGTAACAAAAAAGTTCCCCTCGCCGACGTCGATACCACAACCAACGAGCCACGCGTTTTTACCCTTGTCTGCTGTCAAATTGCCCTCAAGCGTACCACTCAACTTGCCGCTAAACGTGCCATTCTGTGCATACAAACTGCCATCTTTCTTAACGTAGAAATTTGCCTGAGCAGGATTTTCACCGCCAGCCCAAAAAGCGTAGTCTTTGTAATCATTCGTACTTGATCCGTTAAGAGCTGCATAATGAGCATCAGAACCAGCGTGAATGAAGTCCTTCTCAATGGCAAAACCGCCAATCGCACCCGTCTCAGATTCCAGTTTGCCAGCAAACGTCCCATTAGCCGCATAAAAACTACCGTCTTTCTTTACCCAGAAATTCGCACTGCCGGGAGCCTTTGCACCAGCCCAGAACGCGTACAAGCTATTCTCGTTGTTGCCAGAACCGTTCAACGCAACATAGTTAGATTCCGCACCAGCCTCAAGAAAATCAGACTCAATGGTAAATCCGCCGATGCGCCCAGACTCCGCATCCACATTGCCACGGAAATATGCATTGCCTGTGTTAATGTCCAAGAAGAAGTTTGCGTTTTTCGGCATCCACCTATCGTCATCGTCATAAACGAAGTTGCCGTCTCTGTCAATAAATGATGGAGTAACTTGTGTGCCGTTTGTCGTGAACAGTAATTTTGTTCCGGCCATGATGCCGTAGTCGGGATCGAGAATCATTCGGCCGCCATTGTCCTTTTGCAGAACCATTGTGCTGTTGTTCAGCCACACGCCGGTCGAGTCGACCTTGAACTGCATCGTTCCGGTCGGCAGACCTTGCGCGTCCACCTTCGGATTCTCAAGAATCATGTTGTTGCCAATGATAAGTTTACCAGCAAGCAACTCCGCGTTGACACCCCACTGCTCACCAGTTTCTTGTGTCGCAAACCGACCGATTGCGAGTTTCGCAGTCTGCCATTTGTCATCCGTCATGGCAATCATGTTGTCCACGATCCGCAGTTGATATTTATCACTGCCGACCTCAATACCAGCACCGCTGATATTGACGGACTGATTCGACGCGCCAATGATGCGATTGACAGAAGCATTAAGCGTACCATTCATATAATTAGAAACCTCGCCAGCCTGTCCGGCCGCGAGGTTATACAAATGCTTTGACGCATCAAAACTGCGCGAAGCACTATATGATGTTTGCAGAATGTCTTGCAACGCTTGAGCACCATTGTGCTTTTGAAATTTCGTAGAGAACGTCAGTGACAGTGAAGACTTGTCCTCGAAATTTAGAGATACACCGATGATGTTCGCCACGAGATGCCCCTCACTGCCAAGATTCATATGAACGCCCTTACCAAGTTCAAGTGCATCACGAAACGGTGTGAACTCTTTGGCAAATAAAAAGTTGGCGCTGCTCAACGAGAACTCGTACACAGGATATGCAGAATCTTTCAAAGAATCTGCGCCGAAATCATACAGTTCCTCTGCTACAACATATTGCTGATACTCGCTCACATTAACAGTAAAAAAAGACTGGCAATTCTCCGTCGTAATCGAAACTGAATGTCCTTTATGCTCTGTAATTTCATCCTCTGTGACGTCTGCGACATCACTGATTAACTGTGAGAAATCACCGGACATCGTAAGCATTCCACTGCTGAAGTTATGCTCGCCATAAACAACGTCGCCAAGATACAAGGACAATACAAACGCATTCTCACCTGTCGTTGCATCAATCGTGCCGCGAATGATCGTTGCAGAAATATTTTCGCTTGTGATTGCCAGCTTTCCGCCAGTCAACGTATACAACTGCTTTGCATACGGTTGTGTCATGTCTACTCGTGTAACTTCACTTTCAGAAATCGCAACCGTACCAGTAATGCTTTGAAACGCACCAGATGATTTTGAATCAATATCCGTAGCGACAAACGTTTCTTCTGTCAGTGTCTCGCCAATCAAATAAGGGCGGAGCGCCTCCATTTCTTTCTTAGTGAAGCACTGCTCCATAGAAAGCGTTTTGCTGATAGTCGCAATCTCAGAAGCGTAATTCTCAATGCGAGTTTTTGTTTCTTCAATTTCTGCCTCGCGGCTAGTGACCTCAGCCTCTTTGGCCGCGATTTTCTTGTTCACATCGTCAAGCTGCGCTTGCTGTGATTGCTTCCCAGCATCCGTAGTCTCAAGCGCCAACGCCTGAATAATCACATTCTGCTGTGCTTTCAGAGTGTCAAGTTCTCCGTTCAACTCCGTCAGCTCTGTTTCGTATGCAATCTTCTGAGCAGTCTCAGAGGCTCGCAAAGCTACAAGGCCAGTATAGTAATGCTGGTTTGCTTTGATTTCTTTCTGCCACGACTTAACCTTGTCAGAGAGTTTGACCCCATCAATCTTAATGTCAAGATCGCCACGAGCGATGAAATGGTCAAGATTGACGATATAATCAGCGCCAGTAGGGTTTACCTCACGGATTGACATATCGTCGCTGCCATACACATGGAGTTTCGTCACAATGTCATCCGACAACTCGTCCACACTCACCTCGCTCACGAGGTTTTCATAGCTCAAATAGATAGGCAGTGCGCCTCTGCTTGTATGTGCGTCATATACGTTGAACGTTTTCTCATACGGGTCTACCACGATGGTGCAACCGTACTTTTCGGGCGCGTCATTATAGATGAACGCCAGCCCGTCGTTCTCGTACTCATCAAATGTGCGATACATCCCAATAAATTTCGGGTCAACGTATCCGACGTGCCACGTCGGGTCAAGCTCAAGCACACGGCTAAGTACCGTATCATCAGGTGAAGCAGGATTCCAAAAGTTGTACGTTCCTTCTTCTAAGAAAATTCGTTTGCGCTCAAAAAGTTGCTCAATCGAATACGCAGTAACGTGCTTGATTTCCGATACACCATCTCCGGAGATTTTCGGCGACATGAGCACGTAAATGCCGTAGTGGTCTGTATAAACCTCAGTATACCCATTTAACTTCTTATAGACCGGGTTGACAACGCCATCCACAAAATACGGAACATCAAATTCTAACGTACTCAATTCTGCATATTTAATATCAAAATTGACATTATACGCAAACGGGATAACGCCCTGTTTGATTCCAGACAATGTGCGCAATTGCAACATCGGCTGTTCAGGATAGCCGTCCTTATCAAACGCGATCTTCGAATAATTTAGATACAATCTACTTCACCTGCCTTTCTTGAAAATATTGTCTCCATATCACGCACCCACATTATAAAGGAGCCGTCCGTAAATGAGGATGTCGGCATTACCCGTAATAACTAGCTTGTTGCTTCCCTGTGCGAAATCCATGAACACAAAATTGAAATAGTCATACACGTTGTGCTTCGATGTTGCCTCTGTCATGATGCAATTTTCATTATCCACATCAATTGACATTGTTCCGCCCGGCAATCCAGTTAACTCAAACTTCTTTCCAGTCGTTTGATTGTCGATAGTGAGCGACGTGCATCCATCTTTGATATCGATGTGCATATGAGGCCGCATCGGATCGTGGCAACTGCTGTCATTATAATAAGTAAACGTTTCGCTCCCGTTTACAGACAACTCTTGCTCAAATGGAAGCCCATAAGCATAAGGGCAATCGCAAATAACAGAAGCCTTAAACGAATTTGCAAGACCACGAATGCTGATTGGCGTCAGCTCTTGAATCAAACACCGAAACTGCTTATCCTCAAGGTCTGGTTGGTCAATCGACAACCATTGATAATCTTGATACCCAGTTAGCCAGTCTGCAATCTCCTGACACTCGTACTTATCCAGCAGCTTGTCACTGCCAAAAATCAATTCAAATTGCAACGGCGTATCGTTATACTTCACGCCGAAATGAAGCGGTGTTATCCGGTTAGCAATGCGTTGCTCAACGATGTTTGCCTTATTGCCGAAACTCTCGTCCGACATTTTGTTATTGCCGATGTCGGCAATAAACAATCCATACATACTGGCCGGATAACCCGCGAAACTGAAATCATAAGTTCTAAACATCTAATTATCCTTTCGCTGGTATACGCAAACGGGAGCGCCGAATGGCGCTCCCGCATCTTACTACCTTCTAACGCCAAGAATCTTCGCAATCTGATTGACCTGATCCTCGGTGACTTTGGCGTGTTGTGTGACTGTCTTCTGGTCTGCGTTCGTGATATTCGTATCGCCAAACACAATATTGACAGTCTGGCTGTTATCGGTAGAAACATAACGCGCAACAGAACTCGCATCGTTTGAGTACATTCTGGACGTACCAGTCCCAGAACTATGTGATGTGTCGTTCGATCGGGACATTGCGACCTTTCTCTTGGTAAACTCAATTGCCGCATCAATCCACGCTTTGTTATACGGCTTTTTATTCGGTTCGTTCTTTATATCTGCCTCACCAATGCCGTTGTTATATTTATATTTATCATAAACATCAAAAAGCTTGCGGCCAGTCCCGGCAACAATCCACTCTCCGTTATTATTTCGATAAACATCAACACCATATTTCGAGAGTTCATGACCTAAACGCTCATTTTCCGCAGCAAGTTCTTTTCGCGTTTCGTCATCAGCAGTCTCCCACGCCTCTGAATTTGCATTCATCTGCTTAACAATAGCATGGACTTTTTCTCCGTTGGTGTACTGCTCATCGTACTCTGTCTTGCCAATAGTCGTATTGGAATTATCACCAGATGAATCGTTTTTGCCGATATCATCGTCAACCTTATCGAGCGCGTCAACATAACTACCATATTTCTTGACAGCCTCAAGAGCGTTCTCCCACGCCTTAACAACAGTCTCGTTCAGGTCGTTGCCATACTCCGTGTTCCAATTGATAAGCTCATCAAAAAGCGTATCCCAATGCTCTTGTATATACTTTATCGCCATGTCATACTTTTTCTGATACGACGAAATGCTTTCCTCAAGTGCCTCAATCTCTTTGTCCTTTTCCTTGCCATACGCCTCGTTCATCTTGTCAAGCGCATCCTCCTGAGCCTCACGAGCATGGTCTGCCTGCTTCTCGGACATTTCGCCCTGAAGTTCTTGCATCTCTTCCATCAACTTTGCGCGCTCCGCCTGTGCAGACCGGCTGTCATCAAGAGACAAGATGTCGATACGAGCTTGGAGCTTCGCCATCTCTTTCATCTTATCGGCAAGCTCTTTTTGATAATCATTCTCGTTTTTAGAAGCCTCAAGAGATTCTTTCTTGAGATCAATTATCTCAGAGTAAGCGTCTTTCATGTCGTTCAAAGAATCAATTTGGTCATTGATTTGTTGAGTGAGCATCGAGATAACATAATCGAGAATACTATCAAGCCCGTCCTTCATGTTGTTCAGACTGTCTGACATAGCATCCGACGATTTGCCGATGCTATCAACCGCACTATCAGCTAGAGCACGGAGTGCATTGATATTGGCAAGAGCTGCCTTGCGCTGTTCCTCTGTGAGGTCAAGCATACTGAGATTGGCATATACCAGACCCCACGTTGCGTTCGTCGTTTCTTCGGTCGCATTCAGCAACCGATTCATCGTCTCTACATCATCGTTCTGCTTGGCAATTCTCAAGGACTCAACGTAAGTGAGCGCCGTCTCAACAGCCATCTGTTGTGTTCTCGCCGCGATGACTTTCTTGATACGTTCCTCGTTGATGACAAGGTTGCCGTTCTCGTCCATGAGGTAAGCGACGTACTCCATGCCTAGGTCGATAATGCTCTGCAATGTGTCAATTGCTATATACCCGCTCTTGGCATACTCATCCGCCGCGTTATGAAGCGTCTCGTACACTTCCTGAATGGAGTCGACGGCCTCAGACTTGTTCTTGACCATCGTCTCAAGGAGATTCTGGATTTCCTCACGAGCATCTTTGATTTTCGTCTTGAGGTCGGCAAAATCATTCGCGCTATCCTGATTGGATTTGTTCAGGTCTTCGAGCGTCTTGATGTGCTCTTCTGTACTCTTGCGGAGATCGTTCGTCGCCTCTTGTAGCGTGTCAAAATCTCCGGCGCTGTCCGCAACAAGGTCGTTGACGTGTTCCATGTTCTCCACAAAGAACTCGTTCTTTTCTGCGTTATACTCAACCGCAAATCCCATGTTGCGCAGTTCCTCTGCACCGGATGCAAGCGTTTTCTTGCGCTGATTATTCAGATTGACAAGCGCATCCTGCTCACGCTCATACGCTCCGATGAGCACCTGCTGCATAAGCAACTGTTCTTCAAGGTTGTCTGAGAGATTGATTCTTTGCTGAATCTCACTGACCTTTGTTTGAGTACGAGCAAGACGTTCCAGAGCCTCGCGGTATTCGTCAATACTGGCGATGTACTCTTCGACCTCTTTGGTACTAGAGCTAGAGCCTCCGCCAGAACCACCCTTTGAGCCGCCGCTGCCACCGGAACTACCATAGCTACCAAGTGGTTTGTTCTTCAGCGACTCAAGAAGCGCAATCTGCGAATCAATCTGAGCAATTTTTGCTTGATATTCGGAAATATCCAATGTGATGTCAGACACGTAATCATCCAGCGCTACATTCTCTTGTTTAGGTTTATAATCAGAACCTTTGAATGTGCCAATATACGGCGTATAACTACCGCCACTAACCTTTTTGCCATCGGCACCAGTAAAAAGATTCCCATCAGTTCCTTTAACTACGCCCTCAGAAACACCAGACATAGCAAGAGCAAGATTGTTAGCGACCTTTGTCATTCCAACCATAGAATCAGAAGATGCCTGAGCATTGATAAAGATATTATGAGCCATGTTATAAGCAGCCTTAGCGCTGTTTTCGTCCATGTTCTCAAAACAACCAGTCGCAACACGTGCAAACTCTTCTTGATTCTCGGTCATAATAGCGGCCGCCATCTTCTGAGCGTCAGACTCTTGCACACCGAGGTTAACAAGTGCTGTAGTAACAGCATTTCCCATCTTCACTCGATAGTCCGCGGTCTGCTTAGAGATTTGACCTTCGCCCTCGCCAACGCTCTTGTATAAAGCAAGTTCCGCTTCTGCAAACGCGAGCTGGCCTTCGAGAGCCGCCTTTTTGGCATTAAGATCATCAATCTCAGCATCAATGGCCGCATTAACCTGTTCTTGTTTACCACTGATAAACGCATCAACGACGCCCTGATTCAACGTCACCTGACCATCAGCGGATACGGTTGCATTCGCAAGAATCTCAGGATACGCCTCAGCAAACTCACGAGCCTTGTCAGCCGAGATCGTGAAGCCATCTGCGACTTCATTCTGAATTGACGCGATTTGCTCAAGCACGCCAGAGTATGTGTCAAACGTATTCAGAATGTCAGACCACGGGTTCGGGATACTATTAAGCAAACGGTTATTCTCAGCAATCGCCGCGTTGTTCTTTTCGATTTCGGCTGCGTAGTCCGAAATCGCATGAGCGCTGCGTTTATCATTGGCCTCTTGCAGATTGTCAATATGCTTTTGCAGTTCCTCATTTGACGCTTCTAACGCCGAAGTCTCTTCTTTGATGGAATCAGCCTCAGCCTTATTCGCAGCATCGACCGCGTCAGACGATGACTCGCTCATCATATTCTTGACTTTGGACATAGCTGCACTGAAGGAGCCAGTGGCGTTTGTGGCGTCTTGTGCCGCTTGAGCATACTGCGGGAAGGTTTGGTTAGCAACTTCAGTCAGATATTGCTTATACTGATCTGACGCACCCGCCATGTTGTTGATAGACGCGATAAAGGAATCGAACGTCTCTTGAGAATTGACCGTCTTTTCCTTGAGCATATCAGATATTTCAATGACAGCATCATTCTGCATCTGATTTGCAACCGCCGAATTATACTCATCAACGATACTTTGATAGAGATCAATTTTACTCTGGATGTCATTCAAGAGCTGAGAGTTCTCGTTCTCATCCGAACTACGCCATTCATCCGAACTTAAAAGCGTATCTTGAATTTCTTTATAGATATCGACCATACCGGCCGCATCTTTGTTCATTGCCGCCCAGCTCACGTCAATCTTGTTGTTGACATCCAGTAGGGCGCTACCAGAATAACTAGCTTCTTTAAGTGCCTCATTCAGAGCCTTGCTATTTGCAAGCTCGATATCCGCTCCCATAGAATACGGGTTATCAATCGTTTTAGTGCCAGCGCCCTCAGTAAGAGCACCTTGCTTGTACTTGTTTGTGGCACTTTCCACCTTCGTCTGAAGCGCATTCGCATTCTGTTTTGCCTGTTCAGCAGATACATTCTTGAGCTTGACAATCTCATCGTCTAGCTTGCCATTCACAAGATCAAGATTATCCGCCTGAGAGCCAACCAACTCTGTGATCTGGTCTTGGATACTTCTGGCTTGCTCACGAGATGACGAATCAAAGTCGCCAGCCGAAGCAAGTTTGCTGTACTGCGCAATAAGGTCGTTCAGTTGTTCACGCTGATCGTTCGCAGCGCTGGCAACGTCATTGACCTTTTGCTCGTTTTCCTCGGCCGCTTGTTTTGCTTTTTCTTGAGCATTGCGAATCGCATTGATGCCCACAGAGGCGATCGTCGTGATGGCGGAAATGATTGCTATAGGACTGCTGATAAAGTTCTTTGCAGCAGCCTTAACAGCAAGCGCCATGCTGCCAGCCCATTCTTTAAGAGAGGCGGCGTGGCTTCTGGTAGCCAATTCAGCCGCCATTTGCTTCTGCTGTTGTTTCGACAACGACTTGCCAAAATCAGACGCGGCAATTCTCGCTTCTATTTCGGCCTGAGCATACTTTTTGTCAGCCTCAATACCAAGTTGTTGAGCGACAGTAGCCTTGTCAAGATTGTACTTTTTGGCGACGAAAGCTATTTTTTGCTCGTTTGTGCTACGAAGTAAATCAAGATTGGACTGAACGCTATTTCGCTCTTCCTTTGTGAGTGCAGCCGTGCTAAGTAGTACCTGCTGTTGCTCCGCAGACAAGCCAGCCAAAGCAGCAGTATATTCATTTACCTTGGCAGTATCAACCTCATCAACAACAGACCCGGCAACAGCCGTTCCACCAGAGGCATTCGGTGCCTTATCCGTGTATTCGTTATTAAGCGCCTCTATTTGCGACTTCGCACTTTTTAGTACTTTAAGTGATGCCAATCATTACAATATGATGCCGACCAAACATTATATTGTTTCAAACTAATGTGCGAGTTGACAAATAAGAGAAAACGTGGTAATCTTAGTAACCAATACAAAGGATGTGAGACTATGGCATGGGAAGATGTTGTTAGCAATATAAGCCGTCACTTAATAGGAGATGTATGCCCACAATGCAAGCGTGCATGGGTTCCGGGGCATAAATGCCCATACTGTGGTTATTCTCCAAAGATTGTAGCGTGCCCAAGATGCGCAGACATACGAACGCCGTCAATAGCAGATAAAAAAAAGCTCATGTCCGATCCTAAGAAGCTAACTTGCTTCGACCGATGTGAATGCGAAATACCGTACATTGAGTTGGATATGACATACGATGAGTACAACAAACTTTTTTATTCGAATTATAAGACAGAAACATGGTGGCCAAGCAGATGGATAGCATCTGCAAAAATTCTAGCAAAACACGCAGCTAATAGACACGTATTTGAAACAATATTTGACAAGTCACAACTAGATACAGAATCAGATGAATACAAATTTCATTACGCTCTCATGTATCCAGAATCAGAAGAAAGTATAGAGCGATATAAGAAATACGGCGGAATTGAGAACTACTACTTTCCTCAAAATCCAGACGCTACTTCTCGTCCCAAGCACGTTCCCAAATGCCCCATCTGCGGATCTGAAAATCTCACGCGACTGACCACGATGAAGAAGGCTACAAAAATAGCGCTGGTGGGAATTTATGGACTTGGCGATTGTGGGAAGACGTGGAAATGCAATAATTGCGGTAGCAAGTTTTGATATGACGAAGGCGAGGCCGTTTGGCCTCGCCTTTTTCCTTTATTTACTGGAATTACCACAAATTTTCGCCCTGCTATTCATCATACTCTTTGATAGCATATCGTAGTTCTCTTGGATTCTACGAACCGTCTTCTCTGATTCAATTTGCCTCTCTCGAATTGCTTGCAACTGCTTGTCAGAAATATCAGAATTTATCGCAATTTGAAATTCACCACGTTTTTTTATGGGCGATACTATAAGCACGCCCGCTTTGGCGGCTCTATTGCCAGCCTTCGACTGTTTAATTACAAACCGCTTCTTCTTCATGAGGACACTCCTTTCGATAACCGTTTTGTCCCTTATCAGCGATTTCATAGACAACACTGAAAAGTTGCCCATACACACCGGATAACCGCTCGCACTGATCTAACAACTGTTCTTGTGGTGCTATAAAAGCGTCATCATACGCAATTATTTCAATAAGAATTTCCTTGTTAAATTCAATATCGACAATTGGTATTGCCATGTATTGATTATATCTGAATCCAGCTAATCTACAATTCCTTCTTGCGCCGTTTTTTGCGCGCTCATATTGTTTTTTCGTTTTCCAGTGTGCCCAATAGAAATTTTCAACCATATCTTTCCACGAGAGCAACACATACTTATCGACTTCGCCTTTTAAACACTTGACAAAATAATATTTGTCGAGTTCTTGGCTATCGACTTTTCGATACACAAACAATCCATAGCGATATAAATCATTATCGACTATGCGGTGAACTGCCTTATCGCGGCTGACACCGACCAGCCTCACATTCCCTTCAGACGAATCATACTCATAAATGTTAACAGCAAAACGCTCAGGGGAATTAAATCTTTGTGAACAACTCGTCTTAATACCATCTGCACAAATATTCATAAGTGTCTTGAAGGATATGTCACCAGCTACAAAGACAGAATCAAGCAATTCAAGCGCTATAGAAAATGCAAACATATAGTCTTGTTTTAACTGCTCTACACTCATTTTTGAAGACTCTGTATCTTCTCGCAATTTTGATACAGAATCCTCATATACGAATTGCCAAAATAAAAGAAAAATGCCGACGATGACAACTAGAGCAGTGGCCGCTCCGTCTACCCAAAGTTGAGCAGTTTTGATTTTCAAATCCGATAACAAATACAACAAAGACAAAATGACAGGCGCGACAAACATAAATACAACGACAAGATTAGAGTACGCTTTGAATTTGTGTTCACAACACGAAAGTCTCAACTCAGGTAGAACACTGGCTTTTACCTTGTTAACAACTTTGTTAGCGTATGTATCGACCAAAATCATCGTGGATCCCCCTCTTTAAGTGTTGCAATTACAATTTACGACTTTTCTATAAAATGTCAACACCAAAATGGGATTTTTTTCGAGATTTTGTTATTACACACCGTCTTGCATATTCATTATACCATTATTTCATCCGCATGGTCAACCGCTTTAATTAACACAAAGCCCCTTGCTTATAGCAAGGGGCTTAACACACTCTTGATAGATTATTTCCGGCCTTTTCTACGCTTTGATTTACCCTTTCCATGAGTAGCACCAATGGCGTTGTCGATGTTTGCCTGCGGGACAAAGTCCATCTTTTCTTTGGATGGTATCCTGAATGTGAACACTGTTTTATTATTAAAATTGCTCACAGAGAAATCACCAAACATAATGATATCCATACCAATAAGCATATCAAGACCTTGTTTACCAATATCAGTGTCGCACACAGGGACATCGCTTACATTTAAGTGATTAGGGAGTCCGACATTCACCAAATAAGTATTAACTGTCTTTGTACTTGATGGAGTGCGAATATCCATCATTCCAGTTGGGACAAGATTCAGCCGTTCCACTACGGACTCAGAAATACAAGTCGTTGTTGCACCAGTGTCCCATAGAGCAGTACCATCAACTGAGCCATCAGCACTTGAAATAGTAATAGGAGTCGTCAGCCTATTACTATTTCCAGTATATTCAATTGTAAATGCTCGATAGACAACAGACGGTGCTATTCCCATATTCTCACTTCTTCTCTATATCTCTAGATGAGATTATTTTAATTGCGCACTTACCCAAAACAAATTGACGAAATATAATTCGTATATGCCGATTCATCACCGTTACATTTTTGAATAATGAAAGTTCCAATCTTCTCTTTCTCAGAAGTCTTCCTAACACCTTCAGCATAAGAACGATATGATCCTAGCACTGTCTTCCCTTTTATTGCAAGGAAAGAATCTCCGTACTTTTTAAATAAGTCGGCATAATTATCCAAGAACCACTTATATTCATCCTTCAACATATATGCCACCTCTAGAATAACATTTTGCACTTTCAATATTTTGACACGTCTAACGCAGAAAGTCAAGACATTTCATATCTGTATTGCTGCGAATCGCGTTCTCTAATATAGATGCTATTTGGCATCCGCGCCTAGACGCAACACCGATCTCAACCAACTTCTCGAATTCTGCCCATGCAGATTCATACCCGTCACAAACGCTTTTGTCAAACACGCTTGCATCATACGCATCGTTCAATACCACCAGTTACACCTATCCTTTATTTAGATGAGCCACCTGCGGCAACAGGTGGCTCATCAGGCATTCAGAGAAATGTTGTTCCAGCAACGTCTCTCTGCCAGTTTGTGAGCTGTATGCTGCAACAGGCGGCTCACGGGTTTGTGAAGCAATGCTTCAGCGACTCACTATATCACTATTTTGGTCGACGGCGTGACCCGTCTGTAATTTTTACGCTTTCGCGCTGATTTGGAATACCCCTTCACGACTCATTGAGCCGTGCAGCCATTATACTCTCTGAACGTTCTCATGCGAACATGAGCTTCGCTGCGGATTCCTTTCGGTTCCCGGAGTGGAATTACAAAACCACTCGCCTTTCGGCCAATTTCGGCTGTTTTGCCAATGCTCCCTTACTGCGGCTCACGCCGCAAGCTCGTTCCGTGTCACCACCAGAGCATATGTGGGCACATCATGAGAACCCGTCATTTTGGGTCTACCCACAGAACGAATGAATTGAACGCCAAGAACACCAGCAGATACCGTGCCAAGTGTTCCGAGGCTCTTTGTAATAGTCTGCACAACGCCAGACATATCCGTCAGAAGGTCAATCCCATTCTTGATCGTTCGCGTGTCATAAAGATTCTGAGCAACGCCAACCCAAGTTTCTTTCAGCGCATTCAATTTGAATACGATCGAGTCTTGAGCACGTGCCAGCTCTTTTGATGCACTACCAGCAGAACCAGCCATAGCATCCATAGCTTTTTCTGCCTGTTTGAAGTTCGAGATAAGCGCAGCGCCAACCTGCGCACGCTGTTTGCCAAACAGTTTTTCAAGCAACTGAGCACGATTCTTGTCGCTAATTTCATCCCAAACAGCAGCGATGTCTTTCAGGATGTCATAAGTAGAACGATAAGTATTCGGATCGCCAGCCTCAAACAAACTGACGCCTTGCTGATTACTAGCCGTTTTTGTAAGATCAGCAATATCTCCTGTGATTTCCTTGAGGTCATCAGAATATGTTTCAGTTTCCTCGTCGTAACCTCTCAGGCGCATAGAAATCGTCTTCAAGGCATTGCCGACCTGCGAAGAATCTCTCGTAATCTCCGTAGCCGCAGTAGCCAACGCGACAGTCTGCTCAAACGTGTTATTGGCCGCAGCCATTGCGGATGACGATCTAGTAAGTGAATCAACAATATCAGCATTCGATACAGCAAAATTGTTGCCGACTTCGTTTATCTTAGAAATAATTCCGTCAAGAGAATCGTTAACGTCCAACTCCTTGAACGCCTTCAGCATGCTGACAAGACCATCAGTTGCCTCGGTCAAATCAAGATCTTCAGACACCGCAGAGAAAATGGCAGAGTTGCGAGATAACGTAGACGCCTCATCCAGCGAGTAACCCAGACGTGCCCAGTCTGCCGTCTGCTGAATGATGTCCTTAGTAGACGCGCCGAGTTCCTTAGCAGTCTGGTTCGCAGTATAGTAGAAACTACGATACTGCTCTTCCGTCGCATCAGTTGTTTTCTTGAGGTCGATAAGAGCATTGTCGAGGTCTTTAACAACATCGAAACCATCTCTGAGCGTTTGCCACGTCTTAAAGATAATCGTCGTTGCGCCAATCCACTGAGAAACCTTAGCGAGGTTGTTCTTGAAAACATCACCAAGTGACAGCGTATCTTTACCAGCAGCTTTTACCTCAGCGCGGAATGTACTGAGTTGAGCTTTCCATTTTGAGAAATCAGCCTGACTGTTTACACGGCCAAGGCTGACTTTTAACTGGTTGAGTTGTTCGTTAAGGCCGGGGTCGTTTTTAAGCGCGCTCCACTTTGTTTCAATCGTGATTAGGTCTTGCTTCGCTTTTGCAAGGCCAGACTCGAAACGAGAATCGGCAACATCAAGCCGCGATAACTTTTCGATGCGTGTTACTTCCGAAGAGCACTCCTTCATTAAATTCAGGAGTGCTTCATAAGCAGCAACTTTATCTTGCCCATCAGAAATATAAACTTTGTCCATTGCGTTCTGAAGGCCAGATATATTTGATACAATATTGTCAGATGGATTTACGAGAGCAGAAAAACGTTGCTGAAGTTCAGCCGCCTTCCTTGACACTGACGCCATCTCTGAATTTATCAAAGTTACAGCGTCAGTAACACGTCCTTGCGCTGTTGCGAGTTCGAGTTCCTGACGCCTTATAGCTTCTGTATACTGAGATCGCTGTTGCGTATATTTCACAATGCTGGGAAGCTCATTTTCCTGTTTGGCGATTTCATCTGTGATCCTTGATTGAGCTGCTTTGAGATTATTAAGTTGCGCTTGCATTCCGGCATACTCATTTGACTGAGTGCTAGTTGTAAGCATCTTCTTATTTAACTTCAAAATCTCGTCGTTCACAGAAATCAAAGATTTATACTTTTGCCCTAGACTATCAACTTGCGAAGAAAACTCTTTGGCCTGAGCCTTTAATGTGTCAAATTGATTCAAATATTGAATCAGTTGCGTGCTATCGAAGGTTCCAGACAAACTTTTGCGCAGTTTTCCGATTTCGCCCTCAAACGTTTCTGTGAGCAATCCAGCGTTCCGCAGTTTCGACTCATAAGTATTCAAATCGGCAAGTGTCTCTGCGCCGACCGTTTTGACATCCTTTGTACGCAACTTTGTTGGCGTATACTCTACGTTCCGATATTCCTTGCCAAGCGCCTCAAGATTAGCAATCATATTAGATACTTCTCGTTGCTGCTCATCGCCAAGTTTCCCGTTCGCATTACGCAATTCATTTATTCTATTAATAATAAATTGATACTGCTTATTAAAGGAATCCAAATGAGAGCTATCGACTAATGGCTTGGAAGAACTCTTCCCTGTATACGAAGCATTTAGCTTATCCAACTCAATTTGTTGCTTTGCGAGGAAATTCAACCGCGACTGATTATCCTTTTCAACCTGTCGAGCCAACGCAGCCGCCGACTTGCGCTGTTGCTCCAAATTGAGCGTGACGTTCGTCATCGTCGTACTGATTTCCTGCGTCGCAGCATCATACGTCTGCAAATAAGAAACAGCCTTACCAGTCTCATCCGTGCCCTGAATTGTTAACGCTAAAAGTTGGCGTTCACTATCAGCTACCTGTTTCCAACTACCACTGACTCTATCGATACGAATGCCCATCTTGTCGATTTGCTCGACCATGCTATTCGTGATTGACGAATCAACGTGCAAGCTGCCAAGTTCCGTTTGCAGTTTTGCAATCGACTCTTGGTCTAGCCCCAACTTGACGCCGACTTTATTGGCGGCGACCTTTTGATTGATTTTCTGTACAAACGCACCAGCTTGCGCACTTATTGCGCTATCATCAAGCGCGATTCCGACTTTGATTTTGCTTGACTGATTTACCTTGTCGGAGATGCTTGGCAGTTGTGCTGCTATCCGTCTTGATGACGCTTCTTCATCTGCCTCAAGTACACTTGTTACGACAACTTCCAATTCATCGCTCATCGAATCACCACCTTATTAGAAAAATAAATCGTCCAAATTTTCATCAGAGTTGCCAGTTATTCTTGACTTGACACCTTGACGCTTTAGACCATTTTGCAGAGCCAAAACATGAGAGCCAACGTATCGAAGATGCCGAATCGTAGCCTCAGTAAACGGCCTTGGGTTCTTATATGCGCCTTTAGACTGAAAATCATATTTATAGCCCCAACGGTTGTTATTGCCGTACTCAATTAGTTCCGGCAGACTTTTATTAACCGTAACACGATCTCGATTAAGCACACCTCCCGGATTGGGATCAGTTATATTGATAACGCGCAACACACCATTCGTGGCCTTTCCGCCTTTCATTATGATGTTTCCCTTATCAGCAAGACCGCCCATGTCGCCACGTCGCTCGTACATGAGAGGTCTATATGTATCGTAGACCTTTTCATCGATGGAGAATGCTTCTACATCTACGACAACCTGATATACCTCTCTGGAAAGCGCGGAGTCAATTTTAGGTTTTAATTGCTTATTTGCATAAGCAAGCGCCTCTTTGATATTCATAGCACCCACCACCTTATGTTAAAATGTGGGAGCGCCTTATGGCGCTCCCGTTGCAAGGCTGCACTTGTATGCCGCACGCAGTCGGGCGGCAATCGTAAGCAAGTCGCACTCTTATTGGCCGCTGGCGACAGGCGGCAGTTGTTACTCAGATTCCTCCGCTTTGTACAGACGAAGCATTGCGTCCGCCACACCTTCAGCATCAACACCATGTGTTAACTCAGACAGTTTGCCAGCATACGCAAGCAGTTCTTCTGTGTCCACGCTATCCACTTTGTCAACAAGGGACTCAACGAAACGACGTGCACCACTAACAATGGCAGACAAGTCGCCAGTCACGCCGTTATTGGCTAGATTGCGTGCACGACGATATTCCGCAGCATTGTCACAAAGGCCATACAGATACCAAATGAAGCCGCAAAAATCCTCAGTTGCCTCATCGTTTTCAAGAGCCAGCGCGTCATACAGCTCGTCCATCGCATCGATGTCAAGCAATTTTTCGCCATCATCACCAGTAGCTCCGCGAATCGGAATCGGCGGCACGTTAGTCATCATCTGAAGCACAGTTGCATGGAACATTGGGTCAAAATACTCAGGATGGAAATTGCCGTTATCATCAAAGCAACCGGCGAGGACGCGATCAATGAAAGCCGACTGCTCTGCACAAGACAGACTCGCTCGCACCTCAACATCAAACTCCGCTCCGTCAAATTCGTAATGTACCTTGACAGACTTCTGCGGCTCTTTCGTTTTCATATACTTCCTCATCGTTTCAACAGAAAGTTTCTTCATATATTTCAGATACCTCATACATCAAAATTTTTTAGTTCTTTGCATATAGCGCAGAAAAGTCAAAATCATCCGCCCGTTGGCTCACCCAACCACGATAGTTCTTCGTGAGCTTGCAGACAGCCACGCGAGAGTCGCCGTCAAACCAGTCCATATAACCTACAAAGCCACTACGCTCAGGGTTGGAATAAAGGTCAATCTGGCCGTCATGTCCGATAACGATGGTCTTACAATTATCATTGATTCGGGTCAAAACCTTCTTTAATTCGTCATAATAGAAATTCTGCGACTCGTCGATGATGACCACCTTGTTTTCAAAGTTCACACCACGCAGAAATGTGTGCGTCACACACTCAATATAGGCCATGCCACATTTCTCGTTCTGCCCACCATCCATGAATGCTGTATTCAGGTTGACACCAATCTTGTCAAGAGCTTGATAAAAAGGCTCAAAGTACGGTTCGGACTTTTCTTCGATAGTGCCCTTGAGATAGCCCTGTTTCTGCTCTTGCGTAGGTGCGGCAACGTACACAATTCCGCTGTACAAACCGTGCGCACAGAGCAGGTTTGCCGTAGCCGTAGCAATCAGCGTCTTACCAGAACCGCTTTTCGCATTGCAAAACACAATACGCTTACTTTCATCCCAGATAGCATCGCGGAACACTTCCTGATCTTTATCCAGCTTCAGCCCGTAAAAAGGATGTTCATTAAGCGTAATCGGAGCCTCGCCGATATTCATAGTTGTATTCTTCTTCGCCATATCTACCTCAAATCAGGTCGATGTCTTCAATGATTTCATCCGCGACGTTGTAGCGAATCATCTCATCCGAGAACAAAAACCAATCACGACGATAATTACTGTCGTACAGATCGCCCGGAATACTTGTGTGCGTAATGATATAATCTCGAATACGCTTCTCAAGCCCTTTCGTGAACTCAAGGTTGTCCAACATCTTGCCTGTCGTACCGTAAATGCCAGACGAGCCATCGTGAATCAGGCAACTCGTATTCTTGAAAATGTACCGCGTATCACCTGCCATCAGGAGCAGACCACCGGCACTATACGCCTTGCCAAGCGCAATCGTAATAACGGGCGTCTTAGACAGCTCAATCATGTCAACAACGTTCATGATGGTATTGAGATCGCCGCCATCTGAGTTAATGAAAATCTTAATGGGCTTGCGTTCATCGACTGACTTGCCTTTGTCCTCGATGTTCCACTTGCGAATACACATCGACACCTCAATCATACTTTCGTCGACATCGTCATTCCAAAGAATTTCACGGTCTTTGAGGCGACGATAATATTCAAGCAGTCCGGGGTCTGGGAGCTGTTCTCCGAGAATGTTCTCTACATCGTCAAGACCCAACAGGTCGATGAAATCGGCGGATTTTTTCATAAAGTTTTCTCCTTGATTTTAATAGGAATGTTGTTTACTACATACCAGCCGATGCAACACGCGTCGGCCAGATTGTCGTTCTCAGTCTCAATGCCAAACAAGTCGTTTACAGCCTGTATGGAAAGGACTTTAGACTGCTTCTTGTGCGTAGCACTTTCCAATTGCTTGACTTTGGCTTTGATCTCTTTCTCACTTCTGCCACGTGCCATGCAGTAGTTCTGCCACTGCGACGGTTGAACCAAATCATAAAGGTATTCATTTTTCTCTGCGAGATTGATGAGTACACCCTGCAACTGTGCGAGTCTCTTAAAGCCTTGTGCGTTTACACGCAACTGAATGTCCTCGTAGAAAACCGCATCAATTCCTTGCGTGTTCATGATATTTTCTATCAGTACCTCGATATTTCTAACCGCCTGCGGAAATGTATATTTCTTGTTGTCAAACGACCATGTGCCATGCCCAATCAGTTCTTTTGACTCGTAATTAAACATCGCCCACGCCCCATGACGCGCTTGGTCTACCGCCAAAATCTTTATCGTATTCACCACCAATCTGAAAGTTCAGAAAAAGGGAGGACGAATGTCCTCCCTTCCTTAACTTAATCCGTCTTTGCCTCAACATCCTGAGCCGATTTATCGTCAATGACACCAAGTTCAACGGTAGTGCGCATTTTCTTCGCCTTGTCAGCGTTATTTTTCTCGTAGATTTCGTCCAGCAGAATTTCCACAGGCGGCTCATACACACTCGTGTGCAGAAAATCTACGCCGCGCTTGCGCAACGCACGGTACGCTTTCTTGGCATCACGATCATACTCGTATGTCATCAGCGTAGTAAAAATGTAGTAGTGGTCTGCGGTGTCAGTATGGACGCGCCAGCTACGCTGCTTCTCGCACGAGTAACACGTCTCGTACACAGCGCCGCAGACCTTGCAACGTCTCTGCATAATTGCTCTCCGATTACTTATTGAAGAGGACGTAGCACAGTTCCTCGTCGTCGGAACAGTAATCCTTCAGAGCGCTGAAGGAGAACGGGTGCGTACCCTCAGTAGTCAGGTCGATAGAGAAGTTGTTGTCAATCTTGGCCTTCGGGAACACGATGGAACCGGCACGCTTGACAGAAGCGTTGCAGACATCGCAAGCAAGAATGTCGACAATGTACTCAGCGGCCTCAGCATGATTCTCCGAACCATCCGTGACCTTGATCGCATCTTCGGCCTCGTACTCATAGAGCACACCGATCTGAGTGCCAGCAAAACCAGTAGGCAGAGTGATAACAGTATCGGCAATAGAAGCCTTGTCCGTGCCAGAGCCGACCTCGATGGTGGACTCGATGTTCTTGTCCGAAGTGATCTTGTAAACGACGGTCGGAGCGACCTTCGGCTTATGCGTCATGGTTGCCTTGCCGCCCTCAACCTTCAGAATCTCAAAGGTCTTGCCAGTGACCTTAGCGGTGCTAGAGCCGGTCTGCACCTCAGTGCCGAGCTGCGCAGCCATCAGAGGCATCGACAGCAGAGAACCCTCGCCAGAGAAGTTCACACCCTTAGCGGTATCAAAACGAGCGATAAGCACGCCCTGAGCATCTGTCTTATCGGTTGACTCACCGGTGAACTCGATAGACGGACTCTCAATGCTGGTAAGCGTCCAGTCAACAATGCCAGTCTCAAGATTGACCTGAGTCACACGACGCACTTTATCAATAACAAAAGTGTTCGCAGAAAACATAATATCTCATCCTTTCAAACACAAAATTAAGGAGAACTATTTCAGTTCTCCCATCCAGTTAAATTCTTCTTTTTTTATCTTTTTCACTTCTACACAGCCGCTATAAACGCCATGCATAAGATTGTCGTAGTTAACACGCTTTTGAATCCGTCGCACAGAGTCCATAAACGCCCCGATTGGTAACGTCCAAACATCATCATGCCGATACTTGAACTCAGCGCAATTCGTCAGCGATGAAATTAAAGGCAATAAAAAAGAACTGTACGGCTTTCTAGCCGCCAGTTCTCGCTCATCCTTTTCATCTTCTATCATTGCGTCTTTTGTAAACTCGTCGTATCCGACATCAACGTTCTTTTCAAAGCAGTGCATTTTTCGCAGAGCATCTGTAATTAAAAAGTGAATCGCCCGATCAATCACCACGCCATCTTTGTTCCGCAACACAATTTCTTTTGTATTCGGATTGATGGCTGGAACAAATGACGTCCAGTCCAGATCACCAAACAAAATGCTCATATCTGATTCACGAAACGCAAACGACAACTGTACGAATAACTCAAACTCATCAACAGCATCCCAATAGATGCCCAGATTCTCATAAATATCTACTTTGTGGTCAGCAGGTGTGGAGCAAAGCGACCGAACTAGACCGAAATATTCTTTTTCGCCATAGTCGCTGATTTCACCAAGCGTCGGTTGATGAAGCGTTATCTTTGAGTTGATTTCGTAGTCGCCGCCACGAAAGATTTTAAGATCGTCCCTCACAGAAGTTCTGCCCTCCGGTTCATCTCATGAGTGGAGAATGGAATCTCCCAGCCGTAATAGCCATTGTTGAACTGCACCTCTTCTGCCACTCCGATTTTAATGCCACCGTACCCAAACAGCGGCGTATCGCCGTTATTAAGAATCTGGTCGATTTCGTCAGCCAGCAAATCCGCCCGTGACCCTTGAAGAAGATCAATCTGGTCTTGGTTGCAAATGACATAGACGATAATCGCCACTTCTTTTACGACGTCCGTATCGGCATAAACCACGCGACTGCGCATCGTGATATAATTCCCATCCACAGTTGTCGTGTCTGGGATATAGAAGTGCGTCTTTACGAGCTTTGCCGCAGGACTCTTACTGCCTAACTTAACATGGTCGAAATTCGCCACGTTATTGCCAGTATTAACAAGAAGGTCGCACACCTTTTGATTTTTTAAAATCGCCTCACGCAATTTCTGCTTCTGCTGGATCATTGCATCAAAATGCGGCATCGCACGCACCTCCCTCACATATTAACAATCTCAATCTTGATTTCTGCCTTGATACCTTGTGCCTCATTTGACACACGCACAACGACAGTCTCCCCCACATTCGCCTTGTCAGGCTTGGCATCAAGAATGATTTTTCTGCCGAGCACGTCGAAAGACTCTATGGCATCCGTGCCGGACACAAGCTCGACATTCAGCACGGAGATGTCTGCATCAACTCCGACTGCATTTTTAAATACGATTTCAATATTTTTGCTCTCGCCAACAGCAAGTAGATTGTCCCCATCAGAATCAACCAGCCGAAGCGTATAAGCATCGGCGTCGCCTGACGAACCGTCGATCTGCTCCGCTTTCACGAAGTCGGCGACCATATTCTCTTTGCTGTCCGTTGCCTCGTTGAATTGCGTCTCGATGACAGACCACTGAAGGATACCGTCATCCGCATATTCATCGCCGACAGCATAAGATGTCGCGTCTACCTGCGTCACACGGAACACGGTCGGATTTGCGCGATTTCTGTCCATGATAATTCTCAGTGACGTATCGCACAAAACCGTTTCCTCGTTCAAGGGCACATACACAAGATGCTGCGCGTCGCCAACCGTCATATTGGTCTTTGGGCGTTCGCCCGTGCCGTACTGCGTGGAGTTCAAACAGTACACCGGATAATCCACGACCTTGCCGGTCAGAGGCGATACAAAATGAATCGTGTATTTGCACTTCCAGAGAACCGCCTTCTCGTAAATGCGGTTGTTATCAGGAAGCGAGTTTACCATCCACCATGCGCCATTTGCTTTGATGTACTGGCCGCAATGCAGTACACCAATGTTGCAGAGAATCTGCCGGACAAGCGTACTGCTCTGCGCATCACCAGTTACATTCTGAATGATAGCGCGAACAGCTTTGGGCGTCTTCGCAACACTCTTATCGTATATCTCAACGTCACTCCCGACAAAGGAGTCGAGCACTTCATTGAAACCGTCTTGACCATATGCCCAGAATTCATCGTCCTCATATCCGCTATTAAAAAGCGGTCGGATCATCTTGTACCAGCTCTTTGATTCTTCAGACATAGGCCACCTCAATGATAGGCAGGTGTTTTCTGACGGTGCAGAAGTGACTCGACACGAGAAATCTGATCGTCCAATTCCTGTTTGGTCACACGCTTTGTCGCATCCTGTCCAGTAAGCGTAACATCCTTGCCGTAGATACCATTGAGCGCCATGACTCGGCTGAGTTCGCGCTGAAGATACGAGACATACATCATCTGGGCGAGCGTTCTCACGACCAGCTTATCGACATTACCGGAGAACTCACCAGTGTCAGGGTCGTAGCCAAGGTCAATGCCGACGTTGAGTTCATAGTCGGTCACTGCCGTCAAAAGCCACTCCCTTTCCAGCCCTTCCGGAATATCGAATTTTGTCTGCGGCATTGAATGGAACTGGACTTCCACATCTTCAAATTTCACCATCAACACCACGCCTTTCTAAGCGGAAATCTTACAGCGATGCGGTCGATGCCAGTTCTCGCAGAGCATCAACCTTCCACGCTGCCACGCTATCAGAACCAACTTCTTCCGCCAATGCAAGCAGTGTCTTTTTCTCGGCGTTTGTCTTCACAAGTTCGTTAAGCCGCGCCTGAAATTTTGCCTTTGTATTGATAGCAAGCAGACCCTTAACCGCATCGGCGTCCAGTTGAACCGGATCCAGCGGCACACTTTCGTCAAGGCCAAAAAGCTCACGACGTTGCGCCTCATCGGCAATCTGGATTCTTGCATGGCTGCCAAGACCATCCTCACCAGTGAACATTTTATTGTCCACCTGAATCTGGGACTGAACCTCATCAAAAGACAGCAGAGCAAAATTCTTTGCCTTGCGAGGAATCATAACGGAGCCGACGCCATCAATTCTCGAAAAATACAGCGGCCAATCGCAAAGATTATTCACGCGCACATTGTTTTTTGCCATTAAGAAATATCCACCTTAATATTAAATTTGCGCGGGGATTATTCGCCCCGCGCATTGAATGAACGGCCGTTAAACGGCCAAAAGATTAGAGGGTCGGAACCGCGAAGTTAGTATCGGACAGGAGGCCAATCTGGTCTTCCATACCCTCAGCAACGCCAGCACCAATCTCGATATCGAAACGAGTAAGATGCTGACGAGTCACGATGTCCTCGCCGGTCATCGTGGTCATGCCGCCACGCTGGAAAATCTGAAGCGGGGACACATTTCCCTTCGGGATAAAGAACATAAGACCCTCCGGCATATACAGCTCGTAAGAACTCTTGTCCGCATTCATCTTCGTCCAGTTGAGAGCGTTAGGCGTCTCAACAACAGCAGCGCCATTGTACATGGAGATGAGGCCGGTCTTGTTAATCTCATCAGTCAGAGCCTCAGAGCCAAAACGCGCAGTCTTGGCATCAACTGTCTGGAAGCCAGCAAAGCCGTTGAGCTGCGACACGACAGAGTAGTCACCGCAGATAGCAACCTTGCCATAACGACGCATGACCTTCAGCATATCGTCAACAGCAGTCTTGGCAATACCGCTAGACTCAGCAAAGTGCTTCACGCCCTTGGCATTTTTCAGCGCGTCATACAGCTTGGCGATGACATAGTAAGTAGCCTTGTTCATCATATCGGTCTGCACCTGAGCCATACCCTCAGCAACAGAGCCGTCAAAGTTGCCGGACTGAAGCTCACGATAGTCAACCGCAAAGCCACCAGAGATGCACTGGGTGGCAATCGGGTACTCACGGTAGTTCAGAGCCGCGAACGGCACATCGCCGCTAGAAGCCTGGAAGCGGCTATCAACGCTCTCGTAGTTATAGGTCTTCATATACGGAGCCTCGTTGAAGCCGATGCGCTTAAACGAACCCATGAAGTCGAACAGACGAATACGCTCAAGCAGCTTCGGCTCGATAGCGAAACGAATAATCGCGTTCATTTCAGAGACGGCCACGGGATCGTTAGCCATCGCACGAGAGCTGATTTCCTTAATCTCATTCACAGCCTTGTCAACGAGTTTCCCGTCAACAGAGGGAGTCTTGCCAGCGGCAAGAGCAGAGAAAACCTCAACAATAGGAGAGGTCTTTTTCACACGGTCAGTGGCAACGTCAGTCACGTTGTTCACAGTATTGATTTCAAAAACACTGTTCATAATCTTATCCCCCAATCAATTTTGTTCCGCTCAAGCGACGCGGATGACTGCGAGGACGCCAGCGCCACGATACGCAGTCAGGCCAATGATCTCAAAATAGATCTTGTAGCCGTCAACAGCAGTAGCCTTTTCCAGCTTGCCGCCGACACCGAACACGAGCTTATCAGCCACGGCCAGATCGGAATACTCAGTCGCAATCTCAGGAGCCGCAAACTCAATCTCAAGGTTGGCAACCGAGGTCAGGTCATCAGCACGGACATACTCACCCTTGAGCACGGCAACAGAATCCTCAAAGCTATGTGCTTCGGGACGATCATTGATGTTGGAAACGATGCGGAAGCAACCCTTCGCATCCTCGGCACTCGCCGGGAGTTTCGCGGTCTTAGCAACGCGGTCAAGAATAACGCCCATGCCGACAGCCATGTCAGCATCGGCCTTGCAATACGGGACGTTCTGCACGCCCTTGAAAGCGCCAATAGTCTTGTATTTCATAGTAAATTCCTCCAGTTTTAATTAAAAGACAGAATCGTCTTCGGACTCGTCAGAGCCATTAGAATCTTCGACGATAGAAAAAACGTCGATCTGAGAATTGATTTCATTCACTTTCTGCTCACGAGACTTGCGAACCATCTCCGTGCAAATCTTGCCGATGATGCTGTTAATCTCGGTACTGGCCGGATCAGCCTGATAAGCCTCAATTTCGGCCTTAGCAATCTCACGCTGCTCAGTGGTATACGGCTCAAGAGCGGAGTTCAGCTCATTCAGTGCCTTCTCCTTCTCCATCGCCTCGATTTTCGCGTTGGCCTCAGCAAGACCAGCCTCCTGAGCCGCACGAGCTGCCTCAGCAGCAGAAAAGTCAGCGTGCAGACGCTCAATCTCCGCGTCCTTCTCTGCAATGTCGGCTCTCAGTTGGTCGATTTCAGCCTGCTTTCCCTGAACCTTGGCAATATACTCGTCCCACTTAGAGTTGGACTCGACAACGGCAGAATTGATGATCTCGGTCAGTTCACTCTTCATGTTCTCATCCATTTGTTCTCGTTCTCCCTCCTTGCTTGTTTGTTTGCTATTTAACTCCATGATGATTGCCGAATCATCAGCCGGTTTAATACCAAGGATGGCGTAGCCGCTGTAATCGTAAAACTGCGGCACACGCCCTTTCTCCTTCCAACCATCGGAGTAAATAATGTGATTATCATTTTCAGGCTTACCAACAATTTCGACAGAACCCTTTACGACGGATTCCTTCATGCTCTTGCGAAGCCATTCAACGAATTTCGGATAACGCATTTCATCCAGCGTACCCTCTGCAATTAAAACGCGCTTCGTTTCGCCGTCAATTTCAATATCATCAATGTAAGAGCTGTCAAAGTGTCCAACCATCGTGGCATCTTCAAAAAGAGGCAAATTATCTTTAATGTCAGTAAGGCCGTGCCCATACGGTGCATCCCTATCCTCTGTCAGAAACTCTGCCACAATAGACATACCATTGATAGACTCCATGTTATTCTTGACGTATTCTTCATTCCATGAGATGCCATTATGCTGATAATGCGAGGCATCCGGGTGAATCTCATGAAGCACAACTTTAATCGGTCTGCGCCCACTAATCGTCTGCTGATTGGCAACCTCATAAATGGGCGTCATCCTTTCCAACACATCCTGCAAATTCCCTCACCCCCTCACTTAGCTTGATGGTGACGGGCTTGCATTCCCGTTGTTGGCTTGTGTAGACGCACTGCTCGGATTCGTAGCCGGTTCTCCATCAGAGCCGTCCACATCATGATCGGGCGCGTCTTTCCCCGTGACCGTAAACGATGTCTTATGAACCGGATACTTGTTTTCAAAGTCTTCCGCAAGCTCAAAGTCCATAAGCGACAGATAATCGTCCGCGTTCATACCGATGGACGCAATCCACGCTTGCAAGCTGCCCTTGCCTCTCGAATACAGATCAGCAAGATTCTTTACCATCTTGTCACGGTTAATAAAAGTAACGGGCAATACGCGAAACTCAATGTTATACGTCTTGTCCTGAATGATATTGTAGTTAATGCACTTGTTCAGTTCCTCAACGATAGCCTCAATCCATGTGTACACATTCGTTGCGACGATTTCCATGTTCAGCGTCGCAGTCGCATAGTTACCACTTGAACTACCGTTCAGCGCCGCCGCAGAGAAACCAATGTCCTCATTCACGTCCTCTTTAATTGCATTCTCATTCTCTTCATCAAGCAGAGAAATATCAACAGGAAGTCTGTCCATCTTTGTGCCGGATGCCAGCGAGAAGAACGAAACGCCAGTGCCGTTTGCACGTTGCGTAAGCGCCTGTTTTACCGTGTCGTGCTGCGCCTGCTGCTGCGCCTGCGTTAGAGCAGATGTGCCCTTATCCTTGCCTTCAGGGAACGTCTCATAGTAAATCTGATTGTTTACAGTGTCGAGCACGCGACGTTTGGTATCAACAAAATATTTAGCGTAATCTATATCATCAAGTGCCGCCACTGCAAACGGGACGCCATACGGGTCGCTCTGCTCACTCTTGATTTTGGTTGCGATCGTCTTGCGCCAGTCAAGACGCACCCAACACGCACCATTGGCAAATTCCTGCGCAGTATACTTTTGGTACGCATCACGAATCTGTTTCGGGAACGCTTGCAGTTTCCGCTTACGAGTGTCCTCGTCGGTCATTTCATCAAAATACCGGAGATCAAACGCTAACTCATAACAATTATTGCGGCGACCAACGATTCGCGTATGTTCAATCGGTAAAGGAATTACCGTTGCATTGACACCAGTTGCATTGATTTCTGTGATGTTGCTCACATCAACATCACTCAGCATAGAACTTTGCACGGGATTCGCGGTCTTTGTCTCCATGTACGCGACATACATACCGTCTTTCGCATCACGAAAAATCGCATCACGAATTACTTCTTTGTATCGCAACGAACGCAAAACGCTATTCATCTTATCCGCCTGCGCTTTATACCCGTTTCTTTTTGCACCATGCTTTTTCGGCCTCGCGACCACGACATAATCAAGTGAATGGAGGCTTGCTAGGCTGTCAATCGCCGTTGTTACCGTGCCATTTGAGTAGTACGCCCACTGCGACCACTGGCGAAGTTCCTTGATATTGTGTTGCGGGTCTTTCGCCATGCGCAGAACATCGTCCGTAGAATACGGCGCTGATTTACGCCGGTTGTATCCAACCATCATCAGATAGGCGGAGCCGATTTCTGTATTCCAGTTGTTGCCGTCAGCCGGTAACTGAATGCTCTGCTGTTCGCTTACGTCCTGCACAGCCTTTTCCGGCTCAGAGTCAAGGCCAAAAAGCCTTGCCCAAAAACTGTTTGCCAAAAGCATTTCACCCCCATTCTTTAGTTAACAAGTGTCAAAAATTCATAATCCGAGTTGTCTGCGAACAGATCCTTTTCCAACAACTCAGCAAAGTAATTACCATACGACAAGGACGTATATCTATCCTTGCACATACCAGAGCGTTCCTCTATTTTGATGGCATTTGTCTGCCCCATCAGCGTATACTCAAGCGCAATCATCTCATTGATAAGAGCGCTGGTTTCAAGATAAGGACGCTCATAAAAAAGCTGCGTATCCACATCCGCAGTCGCATATTCAGGCACATATCTCTGGATTTCTTCAATGCCCTCCTGCTGGTTAATAAGCAGCTCACACATCTTATTCTGCAATGTTGTTCTCATACAAACAGCAATTTCGCTGTTCATCTTCAAACTCGCCTTGATTGAGAAAAGCACAGGCCGCTGTCCGGCAATGACACAACGTGCAGCCAAGTCCTTGTCGTTCATGCACGTCCACGGCGGATACTCAACATTGCGTTCTTCATCATAAAGCACCTTGGCAAGAGAGTCGTATATACTTACCATTTGTTATCCCGTTGGCTTTTTATCCCACGGCTCTACCGGTTGACTTCCCAATAGATCAGCATACCTTTTTGCCATGACTCAAGATGAGTTTTAGGCAGCGCGAACTCGTGCAGACGTTATATTCCGACAAGTCGGGTTCAGTCTGTATGCGTTGCGTGTGGCTATGGCGTTACCCATAGCCTTCCACTCGGATTGGCTTCTCAGCTTTCCCGCTTTCTTTCGCGCTTTGTCAACACACGTTTCCGTGTGAAGGGGCATAAGTATACCCGCATTTCTGGTATCAAGCACGCAGTAATCTGCATCAAAGTCCGTAAACAACTGTTTGATTCTGATTGCCTGCTTGCTCGTTTCAAACTCTGTCTGTGCTTCAAGATAAACGACTTGACGGCGATACCCTTGCTTGACAGCAACATGATCGCCGCTTACGTCGGACGATTTATACTCTTTGCTCTCAGGCAAAAGCCTGATGCACGTAAAAATAGAGTTGTCGTTGCCACTACCGCCCTCTGGGGCAATATCGCACGAAACAACTCTGACCTCTCCCTCTTGCTTCGGGAGAATATATTTGTTTTTGACTCTACTTGCTACATCCACATTACGACGCGGATAAAACGGTCGTTTCAAGACACGATTCTTATTCAGCATCTCATATGTGAAATATGCATTCGTGTTCTCTGCAATCATGGAATTTTCATACTCGATTTGCCACGAAACCGCATCCAGCTTCTTCCGTTCTCTGATTAAGAAGTTTCGTGTTTTAATTGTGTGTTTTAAAGCAATCGAGTAGTCCATGCCAACTACAATGGCATCATCATTGGTCATCATACTCTTTGTGAATAGTTTGATTAACCCCCACATCCAGTGACTTCGATACCATGCAGAGCTGATATAGATTTCTTTTGGCTCTTCCACAAGCGAAGCGTAATCGCTGTGCTTCTGGATAAACGGGACTTGACGAATGACAAGGAACGGAGAGAGAACGCGGTCAATGACCTCTTTATCAATGACACGGAACTCTTCGTAAATATTGACCGTAGCACGACGGCCACGAGCATTATCATTCGCTGTGACAACCGACACAGAAGACCCGTTTTTGAACGTGACTTCAATGTCATTCTGGCTGTCTTTAATTACGTCTATCTCTTCTTGTAGCAATGGGGAATTTGGAAGAATCTCTTTTCTGATTTTTTCAGAAACGATTAGTTTGGCCTGTCCCTTTGTGCCAGATGCAACGACTACCTTTGTGCCAGGACGCAGAATAGCTTCTTTGCACGCCCATACTGCAATCAAAAATGACTTTGCCGCAGATCTAGCAGCCACGATACAAATGCTCGGATAATAGTCCATCAACATCAAAATAATGTGCTGATAGAGATGCAACGTAATTCCAAAATAATATTCAACAAATCTGCCGGGATTCCGCCGCCAAAACGTCATCCACAGAAGCACTTTCTTCACATGGTTTTGGTCGCCAAGATAGCTGTTCTGCGAGAAATTTTCATGCAGATGCTTTTGGCGATCATCCATAAGTTTTTCATAGTCGAGAGGCTTTTGCTTATCCGCCACAAAATCACCCCTCAGTCTCAGACAGGTTGAACTCCTTGTCCAGTTCCTTAGAGCCAGTCAGCAGATTCTTCAACGGACGCTTCATAAAGCGTTCAATATACTCTTTAAGGTAATCAAAATCTTTATAAAGTTTCTTGTCCTTATAAAATTCAGCAGGAGTAAATTGCTCAATGTCTCGATATAGAACACCGAGCGGTTTTAATTCCATTTCAGCTTCAACCTTGCGCTTGCGGTCTTCAATCTCCGTAGTCGCAGCCTCAATCAACTGCTTGTACGAGTTTGCAAGAGCACCAACACCACCGGCGTCAGAGCGCGTTGCTTTTTGTAGGTTCAACTTCATATAGCAGATCGTCACATAAAGTTCCTCTTGACGTTTATCTTCAGGCTCACCATATTTCGTGACCCAACTGTCATACTCGTCCTGCAAAGCCTGATACTCACCCTCTTTAAATCCAGTACCAAACCGCTTTACAGTCTCAACAGGGACTTCAATATCTTCGTTCTGCTCTACCTCTTCTACGGTTTCAGCATTCTCGACGTCAGCTTCCCACTGACGCACCAGTGTGTCTGAATATGTTGTTGCACCACTCGCCGCACGCAAATTCAAGCGAGACACATACACACTGACTCGATTTCGCGGTTTGCCCTCTGAGCGATTGCTGATTTTGCGCGACATCGCCCAAATGTCTTTGTCAAAGTACATATCTGTTATCTGACAGATCCGTTCCGCCGCAGCATCCTCATCTCCATCATAAAACTTGACATATTGCTCATACAATTCCGCAATACAGTTTCTACAAATAGACAGATACCCGTTGTTCCCCTTATAAATAGGAGACTTTGACGCAGAAAAGTTCGTCTCTTGCTTCTTGTATTTGTGGCCGCAGCAAGTACACCGGTATACATCGTCGCTTTCCACAATCGGTTCAATCTCAACCGGCTTTGCACTCTTTACGACCTTCTTTTTCGCCGTCGTTGCCTTTTTCGGCCTTTTGGCGGGAGCTTTCAAATCCTTATATGCCACGCCCACACCACCCTTCGTTTTAAATATAGAAAACCCCGGCCGTAAATGGCCGGGGTCAAATTCGTTTTTAGAACGTTACGCCCATTCATCGTCCTTCATTGTTTCCTCATCTGTGTATTTCATATACATCCTCCATCTTTTTACGCGCCATGTCTTTAATGACATAGTCAATCTTGCGCGCAACAGCAACGAAATCACACGCGTCATACCCCTTTGTTGTCATTGCCGCAGTACCGATTCTCACGCCAGACGTCTGCATTGGGGAACGTGTCTCATTCGGAATGCAATTCTTATTAAGTGTGATTCCGTGTAGGTCAAGTTCATCCTGGACTTCTTTCCCTGTCAGGCCGGTTTCAGTCAGGTCAAGCAGAAACAGATGGTTGTCCGTACCACCCGTCACGACCTTATAGCCGAGCCGGATAAACTCATCACACATCGCCTTGCAGTTGCGAACCACACGATGAATATATTCTTTGTACTCATCAGTACACGCCTCTTCGGCGGCGACAGCCTTACCAGCAATGACGTGCTGAAGCGCGCCGCCCTGACAGCACGGGAATACAGCACTGTCCACTTTCTTTGCAAGCTCAGGACGGCAGAAAATCATGCCACCGCGCGGGCCGCGCAACGTTTTATGCGTCGTTGTCGTGATAATATCGGCAAGACCAAACGGGGACGGATGATCGCCAGCAACAATGAGTCCTGCAATATGTGCCATATCCACCATGAAATACGGCTTATACTCGTCAGTCGAGTTTGCCTTAATAATATTATAGATGCGCTCAAAATCAATGATCCGACTATAAGCAGATGCACCAGCAAGAACGAGAGCCGGATTACACTCTTTGATTTTGCGGTCAATATCGTCGTAGTCGATGAAGCCATCTGCATCCACGTTTTGACACTCCCCATGATTAAAGTCAGAGGATTCTCGTTTCATTGATCTTTGCCTATTACTAGGACTTACATGATCTCCACGAGCGTAAATTCGGGCGTGTCCCGCCCTACTGTTATAGCTTATATCCCCATAGCTAGAGCTAGTGGTTTTACGATATACATTATAAAACACAGTATTAAACAACTTGCCGCTGAAATTTACACCAGATCCGTGCGTAAGATGTCCGCCGTTATCAAGACTCATAGCAAGAATCGTGTCGCCCGGTTTCAATACGCTAAAGTAAGCGGCCATGTTAGCCTGAGAACCAGAATGAGGTTGTACATTAACATGATAATCAGTGTTGAACGCCTCACGCCACTTGTCGCAGCAATACTCTTCCAGCTCGTCAACATACTGACAGCCGCCATAGTAACGCCCCTTGTTTCCTGACGTTCTCATGGCCGGATAGCCCTCCGAATACTTGTTTGTCAGACACGAGCCGACAGCTCGCATGACGTTTTCGGATACAAAATTCTCACTTGCAATCAGTTCGCAAGTGGTTTCCTGACGATGCTTTTCCTTCTCAATGATTTCGAAGACCTTAGACTCCAACAAACAGTTCCCCTTTATATGATTTATTATTTCTTTGGCGGAGATTGACGCTCCAAATGTCTAACATGGTATTCTCGCTTCTTTGATCTTTGCCTATCACTAGGTCTTACATGATCTCCACGAGCTTAAATTCGGGCGCGTCTCGCCCTACTATACGGTCATGCCAACAGGCGCAATCCTTCATTCAAAATATTTCTTGCGGCGTTCACGTCCCTATCGTGACGTGCGCCGCAGACAGGACACGTCCAATTGCGCACGGCCAAGTCTTTTGTTCCTGCCCACTGCGTTCCGCAGCAGGAACAAAGCTGACTTGAAGGATAAAAACGGTCGATTGCCACGACTTTCTTGCCGTACCAGTCCGCTTTGTACTGCAACTGTCTACGAAACTCTCCCCAACCTGCATCCAAAACGGATTTCGCTAATTTGTGATTCCGTACCATGTTTTTAGGTGTTAAATCCTCGATGCAAATCACATCGTTTTCTCGGATAAGCTGAGTGGACAGCTTTTGCATTGCATCTTGTCTCTGATTTGCTACGTGTTCGTGCGCTCTTGCGACCTTGATTCTAGCTTTATTCCAGCGGTTGCTCCCCTTTGTTTTTCGGGAGAGTCGCCGTTGTAATTTGGCTAGTTTCTTCTCAGACTTCGCAAGATACTTGTGATTCAGATACTCAACACCATCCGATGTTACTGCAAAAGATTTAATGCCCATATCTAACCCAACGGTTGCGCCGGTCTTAGGAAGCTGCTCCATTTCTACGTCTGTACAACAAATTGCCACAAAGTATTTACCGCTAGGATTCTGACTAACTGTCGCAGAAAGAATCCGGCCTTTGACTTGCTTTGAGACGCGGCACTTAACTTTGCCTAGTTTCGGAAGCTGAACGGATTTATCAAAAACCTTAATGTTCGTTCCAACGCATTTGCTCTTATAACTCTGTTTGTGGTTATGCTTGCTCTTAAACTTTGGGAATCCCGGTTTTTCTCCATTCTTTACTCTACGGAAGAAGTTTTGGTAGGATATGTCCAAATCTTTAATAGACGATTGCAATGCGGTTGCATCGACTTCTTTGAGCCATGTCGTTTCTTCTTGCCTTTTTAGGCTAGTTAAGTCCTTATCTTGTGCAAATCGTGTAGGCGATTTCCCGGTCGCTTTATACATTTCAATTCGTTCGGCAAGATAATGATTAAACACAAACCGAGCACAACCAAATGTGCGTCGAATTAAATCCTCTTGTTCTTTATTCGGATACAATCTGAATTTATAACTATATTCCATCATATCTCACCTCCTATGTTGTGGTGCCGGAGGCCGGACTCGAACCGGCACGCCTTGCGGCACTTGATTTTGAGTCAAGCACGTCTACCAATTCCATCACACCGGCAAGATTTGGCGATCAGCAACGCATTGAGCTTACGCAACTAATCGCCCCACCATACGCGATTGAAAACGGGACTTATTGCTGTGCTCATCTCAGCAATGGGATCCCCAAAAGCAGCACGATTTCGCCACTTTTAACACACCACAGCCAATGATACGCATGGCAAAGCCAGAGGCTTGAGCTGTGCGGCCAAACGGCCATTGAAACTGGCAACCGGACTCGAACCGAAATCCTTCTGCCCGTAAGCAGACGCTCTCCAACTGAGCTATACCAGCGGATCCCTTCGTCTTTCCGAAGCGCCAATCGGGCTTTGTTAGGTGGCGTGCGCACGCGCCCGATACCCACATTTGCATAACGTGGCTTGAATCGAACAAGCATCTACCTCGTATTGTGAGGGCGTTTTACCATTAAACTACACGATGACGAAGCCGTTTTTAACTCCGACGAGAACGGCAAACTCGCCAAGCACTCACCTTCATCCTCATGGGAGCCGCACCCAGTGTGCTCGTAGTGCGCGGTATTGACTGCTACGTTGTGAGACACAACCTCACAGTATGGTGGGCTTTAAGGGACTCGAACCCATGCCCCGCTGATTATGAGTCAGCCGCTCTAACCATCTGAGCTAAAAACCCGCATGGCTGGGACGGCGGGATTCGAACCCACAATATCAGAGTCAAAGTCTGATGTGTTGCCATTACACCACATCCCAGTATCGCAAAATATATTATGCATTTTGGATAACTCGCATATTTAATATACCACGAGAATCACGACATGTCAACAACTTTTTATGCATTTTGGATATTTCCAAACATATACTTCACGACAGCACAATGCCTTTCGGCGTCAAGAATTTCAAGCCCATGACCTTTCTCATTCCGCGACGTTGAGCTTTCACCGGCAGTTCGCAAACTCCGGCGGGCATATTTTATTTACTTTCAGATTCCGGCTCAGGCTCTTTGCAATACATATGTTCGACCTTCTTGCCAGTCTTCACAGATTCCTTCAACAGATCGCCAGGCGTAAACGTGATGACCGGGTAATCGTCATACGGCATAGGCAGAAGCGTTTTCGGGTCAGTACCCATACGCCCCTTATGCATTTTCACATCAAAGGCTCCAAAGCCCCTAATGACAACACGCTCTCTCTTGATAATGGCATCAGAAATAATCTCAAAAATATCGTCGATAACATATCGGCTTTGAGATTTTCGATAGCCAAGATCATAAAGTTTATTTACAATATCAATTTTCTTTATTTTAGTTCAACCTTTCAATTTAATTTGATTTGATACGTCGCATCCTTGCCCTCGCGTGCATTAAACACGAGCATCAACTGTCCCGGAGCAGAATACAGACGTTTATTGTTGGCGTATTCATCAACGCCGCAAAGACTAGGCACGATCATTGAGTCAATGCCAAGTTCCTCAAATTCTTCGATGTGATGTTTATCGGCAAGGAGTACATAGTCAATCCCGCTACCATACTTCTTCATAAACAGCGTATTGAGTTTACGGCCAGCATCACGCACAGAATCAAGGTCGCCATGCGTCGCGCAAACCTTGTAGCCACAGACGTCAAAGTATAGAAACTCATAATACTCCGCAGACGGGAATATAATGTCCATTCTGTCTTTAAGGCGCTGCTGAAGCCACCACGGAATCAGCCGTTCCATGTTGTCAGCATGGATACTATCCTTCTTATCCTGTACCGTGCGGAGGTGATTACCATATGTCGCGTGGACAACCGTCTCATCAACACAATCAGCAAGACGAGAAATTGCCTGCGCCATAATCTCAGACACCTGCATGACCTGATCGCACACAAGTTCCTCGGACGCAACGCGGCAAGATGTATGAATCGCTCCATGAGCTGCGTCGCCAAGGAGCACGACGTGCAACCGTTTGCATTCGTGCAGGAGCAAACGATTCATTACCTTAGATACAAACTTTTCAACTCGCTCACGGCAAACGTCTGTATCATAGTGATTCCAAATGTTGTCCGCCACAAGACCGTAATGCCAATCAGCAAACACAACAATAGCTTCGTTATCACCATAATGAATAAATTCTTTCTGCTCGACCAGAGGTTGCAGCTCATTCAAACGATTCGCCGCATCCACAAGTTGGTCTTCAAGGTGCTCTTCCCTACCGAGCTTATCCACGAGCTTATTAAACTCACGGCGCTGGTCAAAGAGCTTCTTTGCCTCTTTGCGCATCTGACCGATTTTCACATCAATCTCATCAGCGTAATTGCCGCCATCTGCAACCTGCTCGCAGGCGTATTTCTTTTTGAAATACTGCATGACAGAGTAACCGGAATACGGAGTCGTGGACGCAGCCTTGCGCAGGCTGTCTCTGTGAATGTTGAGGTCAAGTGCTTCGACTATATCCTGCCAGTCGAGATCATCGGGCGATTCCTCGACCTTAATGGAAATCAGCCTTAGACCATACTCATAATCGCTTTCATTTTCATACTTTGCATATTTCGGGTTCACACACGCACCACCCATCAACGCCGCTTTGCGGTATGCGTTTCAATCACTCTCGACTGTCGATACGCTCTCAGCGCTCGCATAAGTCTAGGTTCTTCGACGCAATAATAGTGGCCGCGCTTCGAGTCCTGTTTCATCGTGCGCGGATACGTCTTGTGCGGGAACTGCTTCATCAGTGCCATTTTCTCATCCTTAGTGATAGGAACCAAAAATCAATCATCCTTTAACAACAAAAATAGGATGGAGAATTTCTTCCCCATCCTATATGACCACAAATTGACCAATCTAAAAAACCTAGTGTTTTCAACGGTTTCTGCAATCAACTACAATACGAAATCTTGCAAAATCACAAATTTTTGTGCATTTTTAACGAAAATTCACGCTGTTTTTGTTGATAACAGAGGGACTTTACGATACCTGCGACCGTAGATTTCAATGATTCCGGCGTCCGTTTGAACGATTCCTTGCAACGGTTCTCGCCTTTCTTCAAGCAAACTGACAAAATTATCATTTGGAATCGAGAACAACATAGAAAACAAGCTGCGCGAAATATCCTTGTTCGCCGGATCTTCAATCGCCAGCAACAGACGATACGCCGTGTTCGGATTCAGATGGATTGCCTTGATGTACTGCTGGCACTCGTCTTTGATTTCAGCCGTCATAATAGCCTTCATCTCATTGTCAAGCCCATCGTCCGTACTATTCCAGACTGCTTTAACTTGATCTCTCATGTTTCGCACAAGTCCAAGAATCCGATTGACTTGCGGATACCACACACTCTGCCGCGACTCATTCGGTTTGAGCAGGTCAGAGAACGGAATCGTCTCAGACTTATAATTCGGGTTTCTATTGCCATTCAAACAATGCTGAAGGTAATCCATCGACGTATCATGGAATCGATAGTTCTTCTTCTCGCTATCGTAATACCCTTTCATTCGAGCAATCTTGCCAAAGAAATTCGGCTTGATTTGCCGTCCACGCTCATCGTGCTCACAATATTTCTTTTTCAGTTTTTTGATTTCTGCGACACTATCAACTGCAAATTCTTTCTTCGCCTTATCGATCTCAATTCCGGAAAGAATATCCAATTTTGCGATGTCACAGTACAGTTCCTCAACATCTTCAAAACTGCAACCGCTGTTAAGCAAGTCCCAAAGTTTCGTATTGAGTTCCTGCGATAGATTCACGATCTCGCCGATCTTGTTTACCGATGTCTTAATGTCAAGATCAGCCTGCTCTTCTTTCGTGTAATGGCGCACGACCTTTTTGGCATCAACAAGACTCGTCGGCACAAGAAACTTATCATAATTCTTTTGTGCTGCACCAATTAGAATCGGATTGTCGGTTAACATAACAACATCACTGTCAAACCTTTATACCCTCGGTTTCCCGATATTTTAGTACGGGAGTAGATCATCTCATTCACCTTCATAGGTGGGCTGGCGCTTCCAAGCTACGGAGTTTCACCGCAGTGTACCCGGTCTAAGCGTGCATTGCTGTTTAGCTTATTTCCGGTGATCGTTACACCTTACTTTCACTTTCGCAAAAGCCTTGGCACGGTAACATCATGCAATAACACATTAAATAAATTTGAAATTTAAACCTAGATATTGCTTCCCATTATTAGCAGCCGTGGAAATTCGTTGTCTTACATAATCCACGTTAACATCTAAGTTAAATGATTTAATCAAATAGTCAGCACATTCACCAATGTAGCCGAAAGGAATAGACGTACCATTATCATTGTCTATCAAAACTACGGGTTTCGAACGCCCATTATGTGTTCCCTTACGAGACAATAATGTTTTCGCAACCTCTGGATGTTGTTGATAAAACTCATGTAACGTCGTATTCCCGTAGTTAGGATTATTCGCCCCTTTAATATCTCGCGTGCAAAAATGCCTTCCCTCGGAAATAGATTGACTGACATTACTTTTGTGATCCAGCCATTCTAAATTATCAAGATTGCAATTCGCCCTATTAGAATCAATGTGATTCACATCGCTATATTGATTTGGATTGTCTAAAAACGCTTCTGCGACAAGCCTATGCGCAAATTTGATTTTACCGACGCCATCCTTTGACAACTTATAAGTCGGATAGCCATCCCGATTAAACCTCTTTGTCATATACCGCCTACGGTAATGATGTTTAACATTATCGTTGCGCACAACGATTCTGTCAACGGAACGCAAATTGCCAAAGTTGCTTATTTCATAATACCCCTCATATCCCTTCACCGGTCTATATTCTTCCATTTGCCACCTCCTTTTAATGAAATCAATAATTTACTTCTGTGTTATGTTTAGATTTCTACCGTTAGCCTCGTTTGAGACACCCTCTATTTAGAGGTTCACCAACCTTTTTACATGAACATTCCTGCTCATGGCGGACTTTTGAGGTTAATCCGCACCTGACAAACGCATCAGTACGTTCTCTCCAATACTATTGATGCACACAATATTATTTGTCGCGTTGATATACCGCGAAATTTCCGCGTTATCTTTATTTTTGGTTATCCATACATTCCCCACTGTCACATGAGGACTACGACTACCAAGCAGAGTTTGTCCAAAGGCGAAACTCTTGTTGTACACATTGCCGACACCAATCTGACTCGTCCCATCAAATTGTCCGATTGCTGAATACAGCATCTCAATCGGGTTGCCAAGCAACGTCGAGTAGTTGCCATGTACCAGCAAATGCCCTCGCCGCAAGTTCTTTTTGAATGCACGCGAGACATCCTGCACAAACTCATGATACAGTTTTGTTCCAGAAAACTTATCAGTAAGCCCAAGCATCTGATACACAACATCATTTGTCGTTGCAGCAGACGAGATTTTCTCATCAGCTCCGCCGTGCTTAATATGGAATCTCAAGATGGTCGGGTCGCTCTGAATAAGACTCAGATAGTCAAGAGACGGTTGTACAAGCGCTGATACATCGTCCTGAGACATCTGCAAGGTGTTCAAGAGCTGATAGTGTGTCTGAACCATGTCGCCGTCAAAGAAATGCGTCGGTTTCTCGTATTTCACTACACCGAAGTCTCCGTCCTCATCAAGCAACTGCAACCATTTTTCAAGCGTACCAAATTTCAGGTATTTGATACTGCTCGGCGTCGTAACGATCTTAACATCACTAATATCATTGGCAAATGTCCGGCCATTGAGTTGACTGACATCCGTAATCCCGTGATCTGCAAAGAATTGCTGAAGGTTACAGTTGAAGCACGCTGACTTGAAGAAACGGTTTCGCAAAAGAACCATGCCCTTGTCCTCGTACTCTCCAAGTAAGCTCTTATCAATAAGAGACTGACCGTCCCAAATGCTATTGCTTACCTTAACTTCCTCCGGCGCAGATGTGAGCCAACCATCGCTGTCCGCCTTGACAGCAATAACCTTGTCTTTGAATACGCTATTGTAATCGTCAATGACTAAGAAATTCTCAGGCCGGATGCTAATCAGTCCGATAATGCTGCTCAACGACAGCGCAATATACGCTTCGAGAGCTGCCAAGTCGACCTGCTGCCCTTCCTTGATCTTGAGTCCACACATTTCCCACTTGTGAATACGGCTGTACAGTTTTTCGTCTATGAACAAGCATTTACCCACACGGCTACTGCCGCTGCTCCGCTTAAACCGGCAGAATCGAATGCCATCACAAACAAATCCATCCTTGTACAACTTTTCACGAAGTTGCGCCACCGAGTACAGGACTTTCATTGCCTTGCCTGTAAGTTGGTACGCGCCATCCTCGAAACAGAAGTAATCGCCAAGCAATTCATCTGAAATTGGGTTGTCTACTGACTGTCCAAGCTGAATCGCGGCCAACTCACCGTCAATTAGACACACTCCATCTTTCATAGTCACGTCAGACTGGGTATAGCCAAATTTGATATATAGGCCGCTCCCAAAGCGGTTATACTCCTTTACGCTATACTTAAACGTGACGTTAATAACTCTTCTGCAATACTCCTTGCCTCTGATATTGAATGAAAAGTCCATTCGTCTGTAGACTTTCTCATAGATTTCAGGAAGTTTAATAAGGTCTTTACTGTAATCTAAGGTGTTTATAAACTTCCTCGTGTTGATCGCGCCACGATTATCCCCAGTCCGATACCTAATTCCATACCCGCTACAGAAGTCATTGGAATAGTTAGAGAGAAATAAATCCTTGGCATCCGCTGAAATGATATAGACCGCTTTAGTGTTACTTATAAAATATCACCACCGTGACTAAAATCCTTAGTAATGTTGTTATATGTCCTTGCATTTTCACGAAGGATTCTCATGTAAAATGACTCGCTCATATTAAAATCATCTTCCGGTGTGTAGTGCCCGCATCTGGTACTGCACGCCTCACATTGTTCGCACCACAGGCACGTGCCTCGTCTATTTGCCATTACGTTTTTGTTCCCCTCATCTCTCTTGCTTTTTTAAGCAGCTCAACAGACGCAGCTCTTTGCTCATCTGTCATCTGAACCTGTCTGGGCTTCGAAATCTTTACCAACTTAAACGGAATCTTGGCGTATAGACTGCCATCCTCATTGTCCGCAACAATCTGTACACTGTCAGGAAATTTATCTTTGAGTTTCAGAATCTTATTACGCCAAGTCCATTCGCTCGTAGAAACACCCCACCAACTATCACCATAAATGTGCTCAATGACAGTTTCTTTGATGTCGTTCACTCAACCACCCTTTCTTTAACCCTTTGCCAGCTCGTCCAGCCAATTAGAAAACAGCCGTCTCATTCTGGAACTCGGAATATAAATCCAGATTTCATTGCCGTCTCGAATCGCGCTTCGCCACACCCACTGAATCATCTCACTCAAAGCGTACTCGTCCTCTTTCACCTCAACGCCATAGCTACTGAAATATCGCTTCATAAACGGATTCAGATATGGGTTGATACAATAAGCAAGATGACATCTATCTCTATACTCATTAGTGGCTCGTGCAGCACATTGAAGGTAGCTCTTCTTCCAGCGTCCATTTGCAACATCATCCATATAGCGTTTGTATGTTGTCCACAAAGCCGTTTTGCTGTTCGCGTTATAAATGTTGCCAAAAACGTTCGCCAAATTTTTGCTGAGTTGCCGAACTGATATTCTTTCGTCCTTACCACGATTTTTCTGATACCATGCGACTGACAAAGCTGTCGATTTGTCGCCAATTGAATTGATTTTTTTATTATTCAGAATGTGAATCTGATATTTTAGCAACCGCGCATATTCTGGATTTTTTCCCTCTGTGCTAAACCGATAATGCCCGTCTTCGACCACAGTTCCAATTTTCTCAAATTCAATACCGTATATGTCAAAATAATACTTATGAACCTGCGAATCAAATAAATAAGTTAAGATAATGACTTCCTCAAACGCCTCGAAAACTTTAATTGGGAAAGTCCACACAAAAACCGTATTGTTAAAGCGCCTCACTCGACCAGATGTAAATATGTCTTTATATTTCTGAGCAAAAACATTTTTATCATCCGTAGAAATCCAATCAATATATCCATCAGCATCAATACTAATAAGCCTCAATTCTTGAAGAGTATTGAAGTCGCTTTCACCAATGCTAAGTTCTTTAACGGCTTCAAACGATTCATCAAAAATGAGCTTATAATGACCGTCGTGAATAAGTTGCGTCATCTCTGGATCGCACCTTTTAAATAAAGCGTGCGTTGTCGCAATACACCGTTTTTCTCCCAAGAGTCTAAGGAAATCGACATACTTTCCTCGTCCATAATCTTGCGGATCAACAAAATTGCGCTCCGGGCAACCATTCTTAATACGCTCGACCTCACTAAGATACGGCGTCACAAAAATGTACCGGCTGTCTAAATCCTCATTCATCTGAGTAATGGCGCTCTCGGTCTTCCCGCTACCCATAATGGAGTCGCAAACCTTAATTTTTATCAGCATTCACCTCATTCAATTTCCTCATTTAACCAGTCTCGAATGATTTTGCGGCAAACTTCATTTGAAGAATATTGAAGATTCGGAAAAGCTGCACAATCTCCGTCACAGGCAATATCGCAAATGCTGCGATTGCATTTCTGACTTAGTGCATACGCCAGCAAATCTGGACTCATCGCCCGATAGTATTCGATTCTTCTCATACAACATCCTCGCCTTCATATTTCGACAATTTTTCTTGGTACTGCTCAATGTACCGTTTAATTTCTACATCTGCCTGCCTCACGCCATCCATGTAAGCACGAAAAATCTTGTAGTCTGTCTGCCTCGCCTCAATCATATCCTCAATCACATGAACGGCTAACAAAACAGCAGCACTCGCAGACGGAGAAAGATGTATATGATTCCGGTTGTTGCGAAGCAAATATTTCAGATCAGCGATAACGGCTCTTGCATCGTCAACATTCGGTTCGAAATTCCTATCGAATTCCATAGCGCACCTCTCTGTACTTCCCTTTCACGCACCGACCAGATTTGATGCCGGGCGTCTTGCGGATTTTCTCTCTACGATAGCCACACCCCACACAAAAATGGCAATCAATCAGCGCAGACGCATGAATCGTCGTGTGAAAGAGATTCGCGCCACACACAGGGCAAACGTCAATTTCCATGTTTATTCACCCCGTAATTACAAAAATCGAAAGGATAGGCCGAAGGCAAGACTCCATGATGTCGAGGATGCTCACAATTACCAGATGAACAGTATTTGCAATCCTTGCAATAGACAACCTCAACCGGGACAACATCTGCATCTGGCATATCACGAATATCCGTAACAAGCTCGTAGTATGGAATACCTTCATTCAAATGACCATATGGTCGAAACCATTCAATCACTTGATTCTTTGAAACATACCCGCTCATCGTCAACTCTCCTTCGGCTTATCAAGCGGCAAACAAGCACACTCACAGTATTTGATGTACTGGTCTAACGGAACAAGCACGGTATCATATTTCTTCCATTTCTTGCAGAAGCCAATGCACATCTGCACAGGCTCGTCCACTTTACACACATCGATTGTGCCGTATCCACTTTCTTGCCATTCTTTAAGCGAATACACTTCAGCAACGTTAGGATACTGCGTGTAGCCACTGAACGACCGTTTTTCATCGTTCTCTGTCCTACGTCCCCACAGCCAACACGGCATCCCAAATTTCCAACCAGAAATCGTATGTTTAATGCTTACCGCAACAAGATTTCTCTCATCCATCCATCAATTCCTCCATGTCATCATCCATAAACAACTTAGCCGTCTTACTCATGTACTCTTCTCGCCGCTTCATCGTTTCATCAACAACCTTCTGCGTTGCTTCCTGAATTTCATTAGCTCTGAGCATACCCATGTGCGACGCAACGTCCCATAGTGAACGGATCCAGTCCTTCATTTCTCCGTCGCTCATAGACCGGATTTTGTCATATTCATTCACCGCATCACGTCCAACAGCCGGGCAAATGCAACAACCACCATTCAAGCTGCTCGGAGAACCATAGACACACAACGAACACAGGTCAATACAATCTCCCACTTAAATCACCCCATTTCATCCGGGTCGCTCAAGAATACCGTCTTGCCAATATCATCAGATCGAAACGCGAAAAGCGTTTCTGGCTTTAAGTTACTCGTAACGCCAACGGTATTCCTCCAGAGCCTTGACGCACAACGAGTAAAATTCCGCTTCTGCCGGAACTGCGTTTTCAGAATGCGTTACGTTATACAGGCGCGCTTCAGCCAGCTCGATTGCATCAAAGATATTCACGATTGCACCAACTCCACAAACCGCGCACCGATGACATCGAACTCATCGTTAAGGCCATCAATATTATCGCTCTCAACCTTAATCGTCAGGACTCCATCATCATTGTAGACGCAACCATCATTGACTTTATAGGCTTTGCCGGGCGTGAACATTTTGGTATCAGAATCTACGCAAACGATTGTGCCTTCGTACCGTGTCGCAGTAGGACTCACGTCAGTAAACGGAATAAATTTTGTGCCCAAGATAACCCGGTTTCCATCCATCGTTGATCCCGCAACATAACGAGTCCCGTTGTCGCCAACAACGTACTCGTTGCTAAACTCATATACCTTGCCAATGGTAAAGCACTTAGAAATGGGGAACGACTCATTTTTCTCCACGCACACAGCCTTGCCTTCGAACGGCTTAGACATATCGGAGTGCTCAGTACGCTCATAAGCATCCATATCAACCGGTCGGTCAAACAGTCTACCAAGCGCAATACTCGCACCAACGTACTGGTCAAAATCATCTTCTGGATGGCAACTTGCCGTCGCGCGTCTCAAAACTTCATCGCCACGTTTGAGAACCGCTTTTGTTTTTTGGCCTTCGCAAGTAATTACGATAGACGGATATTCCATTTTGCTTTCCAGTACTGACTCCTTGCCATGTACGAGCGGTGTAACGACAGGCTTTTTAGATGTGGCAGCAGAAATACTGTCCGATTCAAGAGATACGATTTTGCTCCATAGGTTGTAGCAGTCATCATCATACTTGACACGATAATCAAAATCATCGTTTTGTGGCGGGTTCTTATAAATAGCAGTAATAATTCCATGTGAACCATTCGGATACACACCGACATTATCAACCGCAATAACACGATCGCCGATTTTATATTCCATATCGGCATCTCGCTCTGCGTCATAATGCTCAAGACTATCATCAAAGAAATAATATCCCGGAGCAAAATCGACCTCATATCCGTACTCATCAACATCAAAAAGAACAACAGAAGTAATTTTGCCGACTTTTCCTCTGTGCTGAGGATGAGGCCAATCACGTAACACTTTCGAACTATCTTTCACGCGCACCTTGTCGCCCAACTTAAATTTCATCAACAACCTCTCTTTCTAATGCCCATGCATCAACCGCTTCCACACACTCTGGACACCCAACGATAACGCTATCCATATCTCGCAAAATCGTGTCCGTCTCAGATCCGCACACGGGACAAACCGGCACACGATATGCACGCGGCTCAAGCGGCGGCTCAAATCCAATATCAATCATACTAATTCCGCTTTCCCGGACAATCCGGCGTGATTTCCGCCCACCATGCAACATCGTCTACCGCGACATAGCCCCATTCGCTATCAACATCGTAAAACCCAGGACGGCGAATGCCAGCGAATTCATCGTCCACTTTAGACAAATCAGTTGCAAAATCGAGCACTCGATACAAGAAATACGGTGCATCACAGCACAGGTACTCGCCATCCTTTTTCGGCAACTTGTTTCCCTTATGCCAAACGATATTGGTTTGCTGAGTATGTTTTTTCTCTTTCTTCAAAGCCGTCTTACGTCTCTCAGGATAGAAATCACACTTTGTCTCATCGCCTCCGCAACTGCACGGATCACATTCTCTTGTTCCCCAGCATCTATCTGCCGGATACACGCTCCTATCCTTGCTGGCCTCATGCCAACTTGCACATTTGTTTATCTAAATCACCCCATTGATTTGCCATCGCTTTTGCGATGCCTTCAAACGTTACACTGCTTGTCTTTCCTTCGTGCGGAACGCCGCACACACTCTCTGGCTCTCTTCACAGGCCACCAGCAGTTTCTTACTCATCGCCCACCTCGGTCACAGACTCCGAAGCTTTCTCAGCAAACCGCTTTACAAGAACCGGCCATTCCTCATCCGTAATGATACCCATGCCATATAACCCCATCATTGCATACCCAAGCGCGCTCCACAGACTTGCATCCTCGCCCAATGTGTAGCCATTGGCTTTCATGTATTCTTCAAGGCTCTCCATCCATCAGACCCCTTTCGTATACACAGACTCAAAAACATCCTTAGAGCACATCTCGATCTCACCGTTGCCACAGAGAATCAGATAATCCCCGCAATCCACGCTATAATCATCATCTTCAACTCTTAGGAACGGATTGCGCGGATACCCGTCCAACTCGTCCGAGTCCCAAAACAGCACCCCATCATTGAATGCTTTCGTCACCCACGGCTCACCGGAAAGCACTCCGTTGTACTGAAACGCCTCAACCTGCTTCGGCAGGCCATATCTTTCTCCGTCCTTCAGCTTGTACTTCATTTTTTCGTCCTTTCAAATTATGCATTTTGGATAACTCATACCTTTAAAAAATTTCGGCAGATTTTACGCTCACCGAAAAATTCATTCGTAAACCGGCACACGGCCTTATGCACACACATATGGCACTTGTCCTCGCAGTCCACACACCACGGCGTGTCCTTATAATGACTACAAAAATTGCACGTCGGCTCGTCCATTTCATCCAGATTATCTGACTCCGCTACCGGCTCTGTGTCATCTTTATCATACGAAGCAAGAATCTCAAGGCCGGACTCTCTGTCCCAACAACGTCTGCAATTATTTCGCCAGTCATGCCCCACCCCACAAAGACTCTCGTTCGCTCCATCTGGCTCATACCCATAATCACATGGGCATCCAGAGCACCCGCCAGCCCATTTTTCGTCAACCTCGTCCGGATGCTCGGCTTGCAACAACTCTCTAAAAGTCAATTCCTTTCTCCCCTCAATTCAAATTTTGGTATTATGCATTTCGGATAACTCATATTTTTTAAATAGGGACATCTCGTCTGAGGTGTCCGACTTTGCAGTTGGCCGATTATGTTTTAGGCATTTCGGTTAACTGCATTATTATAGTACACCATAATTCATGACTTGTCAAGCAATATTTTAGGCATTTCGGATAACTTGCACAAAAGCAACCGGCAGGTCGATCGAATATCGCCTGCCGGAAGATGTGCCACTACCCCGCTGCGCACCAACACAAGAGCACCATAAATCACACGAAAATCATGAAATTCTGTGAACAAACTGTGAAATCATGAGAAAAGCCAAAGAAATGGCAACGAAAATGCAACGAGAACTAGAAAAACGTAAAAAGAATGAACCGTACAAGAAGAAAAACGTGCAAAATCTGAAAGAATGGGAGAAACAAAGAATAGAGTGAAAAAGTCGCAGAGTGAGTGGCCATTTTTTCGAGAAATACGCAAAATATGCAATCGGACTACATACTTTCCTGCATAAATATCTCCAAAAGCACCCGCAAAGCATTGATAACACTAGGTTTTTGAAAAAAGCAAAAATTACTTTTGTTTATAAGGGAGGGAACTATATGACGAAAGTGCCCTCGCTACGCTCGTTCTGCCCTTTCCGCCGCAGGCGCTTCAGTTTGAATTAAGCGAAATTTAAGATAAATGAAACCATAAGTTTGGTTTAACGCTATTGAATCAGGCGTGGACGCCTGTAATGAAACCATAAGTTAGTTCATTACCAGTAAGGTGTTTGGATCAGCAAGTTGGTTATTCGAAACAGAGAGACATATCGTGATATAGAGCTTTCTTCTCTTCATCCATAATACCAAGATACCGTAAGGTGGTCTGAGGACTGGAATGTCCAAATAGCATTTGGAGTTGTCCAATGTCTCGGTTTGTCTGAAGTGTCGGGTTGGATGTGTACTCACTCCATCCCCATGTCTTTCTCAATGAATGCGTACCGATGTTTTGCCGTACACCACAAGCTAGTGCAGCCTCTTTCAGAACCTTACGAAGCGTGTCTACCTTAATAGCTCCCCCCTCTCTCGAAGGGAATAAAAAACATTCCATGCTGGGTTGCTTGCCAGTCTTCCGTACATACCACCTGAGTGCAGACAGGCATCCTGAATTTAAAAATATTTTTCTTTTCTTTTTCGTCTTGCTTTGATATACGGTGATGCTGTCTGTCGTGTCTTCAATATCATCAATGTATCTTACGGTTTTGTCTGACCATAAAACATCAGACCATCTTAGTTTCAGCAATTCATTCGCTCTAAGGCCAGTATTTACTCCAATCGCAAATGCTAAGTAATACTTGGGATCTTTGTTCGCCTTTAACCATAAAGCTATCGCTTGAAGTTGGTCTTTGTCCTTTACAGGGTATACGGTTTGCTCCTTTCCTACGTTGTTGTTCCTTGGTTTCGATGTCGGATTCGGAAACATTTGTGTAAGGTCTATAATCTTACATTCATGCTTCTGAGCAACTGATCTTGATGTGCCAATCGTATCCGTAGAAATCACTTCAAAGTCCGTATCGAAGATGGAATACTGGTATCTAGCATTATCCAAAATGTCGTAACCTCCCCTTATGCCGTACAACAAAAGTCTTTGATTTCATGCTCTTATTATATCAAGAATTGGTCAAAAAGTCAAACTGATTTTATGCATTTCGGATAACTTCTTTTGTAACCGTACACAATAATCCGAAGTCAGCAGCAACCATCCAACTACAGATCTCCCATCTCGGTTAAGGTTTTTATTTTTTCTTCTGTTTCCCATATCGTACCTAGTTCCGTGATGTTAACTGCGGAGGTGATCGTCACTCTACTACGACAAATCGGTCTTACGGTCTTTTTTACATCTTCTCATTTTTCAGGTTCTTCAAAATTCTCAAATTATTCATGGGTTGGAACGAAATTGAGATTGAGTCTCATATTCAGTTGGCTATATTGAGACTATAAGGCCAAAAGAATGAGCGGTTTGCTAAGGTGAAAATGGGAAAGCAAGAGGTGTGGATGAATGTACTAGACATTTGTCACAAAATCGCTATGAAGCTAAAAATGTCAGATATCCCCCCATTAGCCGGATAGCGCATAAAAATCAGGTGTTAATACTGCAATCCATGAAAAAACAGAACTGAAACCGGGTGTATTTTGCTATAAAAATGATCTTTTTAGGCTTCCGGGGACATTAAAAAAGTCAAATAATTTTACGTTCACGATTTTATGACATTTAGAGATGATTTTTTTCTTTTAGTCTAAAAAGAATTTTCAGCAGCAGCAGCATAACACTTTTTTTCATTCTTTTTTTCGCCTTCCGTCTTTTTCACTTTATATAGGAGGCTGGCAGCAGACGGATCACGGAGGCCGGATAGACTACGGATAGCAGGAAGCGCCGGAGGTCTTTGCAGTGTATACGGATTCAAGCGGTTTTTGTGTGCTCCATTGGTATCTACATTTTTCGTTTGTGTTTCTTGTCCTTTTATTTATTCTGTCATTCGCTGTTTAGCTGTTTAACCGTGTTTATTTGTCCTCTATGCTGTTTTGTGCATGTAGTAGTGTAGCTATAGCTATAGGCATTATAAACGCTTATATGCTTGTTCTTTGCTTGTAATTAGGTATAGCTATATAATATATGCGTCTGCCCTGCCTATATCGTGTGCAAGTAGTCAGGCCGTGACGGTGCGCAAGCTGTCATTGTGCTTGTGTGCTTGTACGGTTTGACATTTAGCTTATATACGTAGATACAGAAAATTTTAATCTGTAAACGGTTTTGTGGTCTATCTGGTATAGTTTGATGGTCAGCGTGCAAAAACGATTTGAGCGTCAAATAATGCTTGTATTTGATTGCGCTATCGTTGTAGTTGCTTTAGCTTGTGCTTGTGCTGATCTTGCTATTATGCATTTTGATTAACTGTATTTTGTGCAAGGTGCTGATAATGCTTTCATGGGCTTGACGTGCTTTCGGTGCTGTGCTATGCTAATTTCAGTTATCCGAAATGCATAATGTAACTTTATGGTTTGGCGTGTCTGTCCGTGTCCGGCCTTGCTTCCTGTACGGCTTCAGGCACAAAAAAAGCGCGGCCTGTTGGCCGCGCCTGTTGTGAAGCTGTCGTTATTGTTTTGCGTTCTGCTGCTGATCGTCTGGTGTATAGGCGATGATATCTCCGGGCTGGCAGTTTAGCAAGCTGCAAAGTGTATCAAGGTTTGACCATGATATGCCTTCGCCGCGTCTAAATTTCTGCAAAGTTCCTTGGGCAAGCAAGCCTTCCGTTTTGATCTTATATGTGGTATAGCCTGCATTTTTCAGGGCTTGCAAAATATCGATCTTATAGACAAGCATTATATCAACCTTTATAGAGTAGTCTAATATTATACTATAAAATGTAGACTAATTCAAGTCTACAAATTGCACAACAATGTAGTCTAGATTTTGTTCATATTGCGAATTGCATATAGTCTTGTTTTAGTCTATAATGCATATTGTAAACAAGAGATGACAAGCCCCATTCAAAAATCTTGTATCTCAAGTTTTACAGTCTCCAATCAAGCCGACGTGCACACGACGCACGACGGCAAGAAGGGAGGTGGCGCTTATGTATTCAGACTATGGATTCATCCTAGAGGGGGATTGAATACGCGACTGAATCAGAAGCGCGTGAAGCGCTTGCAGAAATGCAAGCATAAGTACATAGCGCTATCAGTATAGCGCTTGCGTTGTACATTGTCAAGTGAATGTTGTGCCTGTGGGAAATCCTAACCGGGGAAACGCGCGATGAAGCAAAGCGAGCGCGTCAAGGTGAAGAGAGTACCACAGGACACAAACAAAATTTTAGGACGTGAAAACATGGAAATCGAAAGAATGCTTTACCGGCGCTACAAAACTAGCTATGCAGACTGCGAAACGGTCTTAGGTAGTTATGACAAGGCAACAAAAACGATCGAGGTTATGTTACCTGAAGGCCGCAAGAAAAAATCCGGTGTCCGTGGGCAAAGATTCCATTATATGGAGTTCGAAGGTGTAGAAAATTCGACCGGCCGGAAGGTGCGTTGTACCATCAAAGCAACATGCAGGGCAAATGCAATTAAGCGTTTGCCGATAGAATATCCGTCTTGCACGTGGGATATATCTTGACGGATAAAAGATACATACAAAATAAAAAAACGGCAGGCGCGGATCGTCTGCCGGGCGCAAGTACATATGGAGGGAATTGAAATGAACGATATGCAGATGGAAATGTGGAACGCTCTGTGTGATCTTTCCGGTGAGGATGTTGCACGGCTGTTCACAGATTATCACGGAACGTGCCTGCTCAGCGAAGGATTCCGCGCCTTCCTTGGCGAAGAGGGTGTAATGCCGGAAATTGAGGACGATGAGGAAGATGAGGAAGATGACGAGGACGAGATCGGCCTCTGGTGGACGCGGCGAAGTTGAAACAAGAAAACCGGCAGGCGCTGCGCGCCTGCCGGACACACACATAGATACATAGGCTACGGCCGGAAGGGATATTACATAATGGAAAGATACGATTATCACGAAGCTGTTTATAATGACGTGGTCTATTATATCCGCGAAAATATCGATTTTGCGGATTATGACACGATCGAAGATCTGGCCGATTATCTAAACGATGAGCTATGGATCTGCGATAGCGTGACAGGGAACGCCTCCGGCAGTTATACCTGCAATACATGGCGAGCGGAAGAAAACGTTTGTCATAATCTCGATTTGTTAGGAGAAGCGCTTGAAGAGTTCGGTTGTGAACCGTCTTATCTCGCCGAAAACGGCGCGGAGGCGTGTGATGTAACGATCCGTTGCTATCTGCTTTCAAGCTGCATTTCGGAAGCGCTTGAAGACATGGAGGACGAATTCGACGCGGCGCACGGAGGCGAAAATGGCGAAAATAAATGAAGTCGTTCGCGGCCTGTTGCGCTATGGCCACTATATCACAGATGAAACCTTTGACGCGGATGGGCATTCTGTCCGCGTCCGTCTGATTGATTGTGACGGCGCTATCTGGTATGTGTCCATGCTAGACGGCGCTGTCGTTACGATTGCGCAAGTATAACAGATATAACCGGCAGGCGCTGCGCGCCTGCCGGACTTAGAATGGGGATTTAACGATGAACACTGGAAGAAAAAACGTGCTTGCATGGATCGCGCAAAAGGTTTTCGGCCTGCTCTTGATTGCGGCCGCTGTTGCCTGTTTCGTGTTGGTAGCAGACGGCGAAACATTGCAAGAGCGTGACGGAGGCGGCGCGCTTATCCTTTGCGGGATTGGCCTGTATTTGCTGTTTACGCGTAAACAGATTAGCTTGTAAATGCAATTATAACCGGCAGGCGCTTCACGCCTGCCGGACGCGGAAAAGCTTGGCGAAAAAGTAATTTAACAACGAACAGAAAACGGAGGTACATATAAATGAAAATCGTGAACGGGAAGAAATTTTACGCTGCCGATATCAAAGCGGCAAGAAGGATTGACGGAAACGGGTGGGATAGCTATAACGGCCGGAATTGGCAATGGTACAGCCTGTTTTATAATCCGGCCTGCGGCCTTGTGATCCTGAAGGCAAATAACAGCGGAGATTGCTACGGAGATTATACAGATCGCTACTTTGAAAATCCGGAAGCATTCCGCACATGGTGCGAGGCACATTTTGGGCATGATTGGGCTGCGCTTTTGGGCGATATCGACGAGCAGGACAATTGCGCGCTTGATTTTGTGGCGCATATGCTTGCAGGCCGCGAGACTGTGCCGGAAAGCATGACGGCGGACACACTGCGAAAAGTGGCTGCATTCGCTACGGAACAGGCGGAACGGATCTCTTAAATAAGGAGGAAAAGAAAATGGATGAAAGAAAATGGATTCTCGGCGACGATCTGCGTCCAGAAGATAACCTTATGGATGGTATCACTTTTGACGAAATCATTCTGACAGCACATTGTAATTGTAGAAATATCACGAAGGAAACAGTGATCCGTGAAATCGATGATCTTGTCAGTATGCGCTTGGACGATATGCGCGAATTGCTAATGCGTAATATTGACATTATCATGGCGGAAGCTAAAAAAGGGCGCGGCGATTATGAAAATTCCTGAACAGCGAACAGATAACCGGCAGGCGCTTCACGCCTGCCGGACACACACAAATACATAACAGGAGGAACACATAATGATTTACGCACGACAGATTGCGCCGGAATACCAAGACGCGGGTTATTTTATGGAAGCATATACGGAAGGAGAACAGCGGATTAACGTATGCGGAAATGAACGTTTCGCAGACTACACAAGCGAAGATTTTGACCGCGTGAAGGAAATCGTTAATTCGTGGGAACTTGCTTATGTGTTGGAGAATTTGAGCAGTTACGGATATGCAAATGCCGCTGACGCTATCATGTATTACCTGCCGCCGATGAAAGAACGCTACACGGATAGAGATGTTTACGATCTTAACCTTCTGTTTACAGATTCGCATGGATGGGAGTTTGAACACCATGATAATAACATTCCATACGGATATCTGAACACAAAAGAAAATTTCCTTTGTGAAGTGTTGTCTATTGTCTACGGCAAAAAATGGACGTGGAACGTGATTCGCGGAAGCGCACAAGTCGATTGGAATAATGTCTTTTATCCTGTGGCCGCATTCACGGATAAAAACATTGAACAGTTTGAAACGCTTTACTTCAACGAAGGCACAGAATGGATGGTGTCGGATGATCTGGACGAAGAGCCGAACAGCGCGGAAGAAATCGACGACATGAGTGTTTACTGCTGCGCATGGAATTTGGATGGTATCAAGGAAGAAATCGCGGATGAATGCGGCGTTTCTGCGGATAAAGTTAAATTGTATGTCTTTTCACGTTGGACGCAGATGCCGGTTTATGAAGTTGTTTGAATGGAGGAACGCAACGTGAAATATAGCGATATTATCAGAAACATTGATGATATTTTCGATTATTTCAAGTTTCATAGTAAGAACCTGACAAAAACACAGGAATACAAACTGGACGATCTGAGAAACTTGATCCACGAATTGAGAATTGCAATGGAGGAATAAACAATGACTAGAGAATACAAAACGATCGGTGAATGTGCGCGTCTTTGGGTGGATGGATTTGATGCAATCGACAGCGGAATGATTGAAAAATTGATGAAATTTGAAATGGCGGATTGGGAAGAAGTTACGCTTCCTTCCATGTCGGATCGCGTCTATGTGTATGATATGCCTGTTGGCATTGAAACGGATGAAAGATATGGTGAGATTGTCGGCATTGAAACGGATGAAGACGAACAGGATAATGTTACATATGACATTGAATTAGATGACGGAACACGCGTGACTGTTAGCGATGATTGCTTTGAAGTTGACCGCGATAGCCTTTTGCCGATGTGGTCAACAATGTGGCAGTTTCACGATCCATGCGACACATATTGGATTGAAGAACAGAATGGTATTGAAGCCCTTTCGCAGTGTGGATTCCGCGTTTACTATTCGGAACAGTTTGGCTATTTCTTTGGAATTGACGGTGCTGGATATGACTTCTACGAGGCACACTGGATGCCGCTTTACAAGGCGCGCGGCCTGAAGTGGCACGACGTAGAGGCTTAAATAAGGAGGTACATATAATATGAAAACATATTTCTATGATTGCTATGATGAAAACTTTAAACCTATAACACAAGTTTTTTGTAAGGACACAAAAGAACTACTTGAAAAAGTACCAAATGTAAAATATCTATTGTGTGTAGACTGGATGAACGGAAGATGTTTTAAGGAAGTATCGGCAAATGGTGTTGGTGCTGAAGTAAAGAATAAAGAGTGATTTTATAGGAGGATTTGAATATGAAAACTTGGAAGATTCCAGTCGCATGGACAATGATGGGTGTTATTAACGTAAGTGCGGAAACGCTTGATGAAGCAATCGAAATTGCAAAGGATGATGCAGGTGTCATTCCTATTCCTGACAATGGAACATTTCTTGATGGATCGTGGGAAGTAGATTGCTCAGATTCGGCCTATATTCGTGAATGGTATAACGACAATAGACAGGATGAAACAGCGGCGGAGGAATAAACGATGGGTATTACACTAATGGAAGCGCTTGAAAAGGCAGGTTATCCGCGCGAACAGATGTTTAACCATAATTCTGATCTGTATGTATTCGTTACGCCGGTTACGAAGCGAGTCGTTGATAAGTGGTTCAAGGATGAGGGGTTGAACAAGAGCCTGTTCGTCAATACCTTCCACGATCAGATCACAGGGAATGGGATGTACGACATTGCATTTCAGTATATGCCGTATTGGGAAGGAAGGGCGAAACATGAACGGCCTGAATTTGGATGAAATCGCCGTGTTGCTGGAACGGCATGGGATAACTTGTGTTGTAAGAAACGAAAATGGAGCGGAACCCTTGCGGAGTGTTTTGGAGACTTCCACTTCCGAACAGGAATAATGAACAGGAGGATAAACAAAAATGACCAATCCGAAACTGCAAGCTTTTATTGATAAACATATGCTTCCTGGATTTTATATTGATGTAACCGGTTGTTACAGTATCGTAATTTACAAATATTATATTTCCGTATTTCTGAACAGCGATACGGATGAACTTGAAGTTACTATGGACACGATCAGCGATAGAGGATTTTTTGACCAGAATATTGAATGGGAAACACCTGCGTCGGATGATGAAATTGTTTCCACGATTAGGCGCTTCATGCTGCGCGCCGCAAGAGATTAAGGAGGACATACATAGATGAGAACAGAAGGAAAATTGATGCTTTGTACCATCTCTGAATTGTCGGAATTTTTGGCAGGCAAGATTAACGGTCATAACGTACTTGCAAACGCTTTTCCGGATTGCGATTTTAGCGTTCTCGATTCTGATTGCGATATGGAAAACGAAAATCTTGAATACATCGCTTCCAGAGCGAATGCATTACGGTGTGGTGTGAAGGCTATTGATGCCGGATTCGATAGCGATTGTCTCATGCTTATTTCTGACTATTATGGTGATCGCTGTGGATGTGCAAGTATGGCGACGTTTTTCGATGATTGTAATCTATATAATTGCTCTCCGAGTTATAGCATTTCGGATACCATTCGTGATTTGATTCTGGACACGCTTCACTGTTTTGAAACTGCTACAAAAGACACATTGTTGATCGTTGAAATCAGATAAAACAGAAGGAGGATATACATATGTATTTTATCAATGAAAAGGCTATGGCAATGTCAAGAGACGGCAAGTCCGTGTCGTTTGAAAACGGCCTGCCTACTTTATATCAGGTTCAGAAAACAAATCCGAATAGGAAAATCGTTATTTGGAACGATGAGCATAAAAATATCCATGTCGAAACATCATTCAGTAATACGGACGATATTATTATTGCTATCAAGAGATTTGAAAAAGGCCAAAAATATTATTAAATATTTGGATTGATGTGAAAATACTTTCGATAAAATTTAAGGAGGATATACATAATGACTGAAATGAATAATACCTGCTGCACGCTGATGAAGCCTCTTTTTTATAATGGAATGTTTAACCGTGACGGACGCAGAATGCGCGCTGTCTTTGACCGCGAAGTATCGAACGGCGAAGAAACTTTCCGTCTCTATCGGAAAGACGGAAAACAAGACTTTGAATATCCGCGAACGGAAACGGACAAATATCTGCTGTATGTGGAACAGAACGGTTATCTGGTTTCGCTGCAATGCACGGAGTATCAAATGGTAAGTGATTGCGGATTCAATGTGGCGATGGATAAACTATACGGCGGAATGGCGGGCCGTAGCAAGTACTTTGACGGCCTGCGAGCAGACAATAGCGAGAACGGCGGCATTTATGGAGAAGCTGCGAACAATGCTGTCGATCATGCAATCGCGCGCGAGGACGAAATGGTGGATCGTATTGGTCACGAGCCAGCGCGATGGGCTGATCGCATTCAGAAAATTTTGGATGTGCACACTGATCGTTATCTGAAAAGCAAGAACACGAACGGACAGTGTTTCCCGGATTTTCGCGGCGCTTGTGTCATGGATGAATTGGATGAATGTGTCCGTCTGTCCGAAATCTATAAGCGGACGCAGGAAGAAAAGCGCGCTGCGATGAGAGCAGAACAGGAAGCAGAAGAGCGCCGGATGCGTGAAGAGACAAACCAGAAAGCAGAACAGGCCGTGCATCAGGCAATCCAGATTATTAAAAACGGCGGAAAGCTGTCAAACGTTGCAGTTACGTTCTATAAGCCGAACGGAAACTGGGCGGAAACGTCCATTGTGCTCATGCTCATGCATCGTTATGGTGTCAACGTTCCGGTTCGGACGCAAGGATGGATCAATGAAAAACTTGTGTCTGTCACCATTGTGAACGAGCGATGCGATAGTCTGTCATATAGAAGATACAAGAACGCTGCTGTCTCGCAGAAATTTTTCGATTGCATGAACGATCTTGTTCGACGCGTCAATGAAGCGGATGACACAAACCATGAGAATTAAAGCGGATGATCTCACGTTGTTATATCGGATTCATGACTGTCTGCTCATGTACGGAGAAAAGAACGAAGTTGCGGCGCTCAATGCTTTGATTGAGCGCCTAGAGGATGAACAGCGCATGGAACGAGAAAGTAATCGACAAATAACACAAAAATATAGGAGGACTTGATTGTGTATACAAATTTTAAAGATTTGCACAAGGCATACGGATTTGAAAATTGCAATAAAACAAGAGACAATCTTAGCTATGAAGAAGAAAAGTCTTTTGTGAAAGATTGCTTTGACACATACGAACACATTGGTTTCGCTGATACTTTTGGGACTCCATATGATGGAGAAAGAAAGTATGTTGGAATGAAGTTTACTGTACTTGGTAGAGTAAAAGAAATTACAGAAGATAAAGATGGAGCAGACCTTGAATGTTTGCCTATGTGGAATATTCAGTTTGAAAACGGAGATACAATGGCTGCTTATCCAGAGGAAATTTGTTTGGCAGAACGAAAAGTAAATACATAAAGGGGTGATTTATTGGATGGCAATTTTTCTCTACATCATTTATGTGGTCGTTTCCCTTCTGCGTGAAAGCTATTTGGAATTTGTTGCTGCGGAATACTACTGTGACAAATGCAGATGGGTAGCGGAAAGTAAGCGAAACGGAACGTACAAGCCAGATGGGCTTTGGTAAGTAAAACAGAACAGAACACTGAACGGAATTGGAGGATACATAGGAATGAACATGAATCCGAAAATCGGAGAGATTTATTGGATTAGATTTGGCGGCGAGGGCAGCGCACAGCGCGGCCTTCGCCCAGGAGTGATTTTTTCAAACAACAAGGGCAATAATTATGGATCAACGATTATTGCCTTGCCGGTCACGTCGAAAGTCAAGAACAGATACCTGCCGACAAATGTGCCGATTAAAGCGACGGCTTCCGGCCTGCGTCAGGATAGCGTTGTGATTTGCAACAGCCCGGAGACAGTACCAAAGGATAATATCGGATCGTATATCTCTACCCTGTCTGCGGATGACATGGCGCGGATCACGGCCGGAAACATGATCGCAACAGGAGCGGCGATGTTTTTGGATGTCGGATTTTTTGAGTCTCTGCGTAGACAGACGGAGAAGTTGAACAGCGTGTGCTAATTAGAAGGAAGGATGAACAGAAAATGACCAAAAAACAGATCGCCGCGCTCAAGCGGATTGCAAAACGAAACAGAAAAGGTTCGGTCGAATATGCCAGAACAGATATGGATGGGCACACGTCGTTTCTTGTTACGGATTGTTGCGTTGTTGTTGTCCAGTACGACACATCCATTGTGGATGGAGAAGAAATCCAGAACAGCAATGTCCCATTTGATGCCGGATTCGATATCATTCAGGAAATGAGTATCGTTTCGGATTCGGTTAGCGGATACCTTGTCTCCGATATGCCGGAGCTAATGACGGCTATTCCAGAATGGTTGCGGGAGCATTGCTATTACAGACGCCCGTCGGATGTTGCCCCGGTTATTGATTTAAAAGCATATAACGGTGAATTCGGAAGCGTCAGCGGACTATTTAACGTAAAGCTTGTAAAAGATGCCATTGAGGCCGTCGGAAAGAATGCGCGTTGCTGGCTGGTCAGATCGGATAAATGGTCGAACGAATTTCATTATCGTTACCTGTATGTGGCTTCTGAAGAAACCATGTGGGGAAACGGTGGTACGCGCGCAGTCGTGTTGCCGATCGCGCGATAAATTCGGACTTGTAAAAATCAAGGATATACATTATTATACTATACGATGTTTAAATAAAAGGAGAACATATTATGACGATCGAAGAAGCAAAAGCCTTGCAGAAAAAATATGGGATGATCTTTTCACACATTGCAGATACAAATAAAATCCTTCATCTTGATATCAAATCGAATACTCCGATTGCAGAACTGGACGATATCGCAAACACGGACAAGGATGCTATCGCGCCGTGCTTTGTATACGCGAAACACTATACCGACGAGGACTATAATCGTATTTCTGAATACGCACTGTACTGTCCGGATGAATGGTATGCGGAAGACGGATGGGGCTGGGCGGATGAATCCAGCGAGGACGATATGCCTGCCTTCCCTGTCGTTTCTCCAAAGGGAACATGGACTGGTCTGTATGAGAACATTGAATTTTTCGGACGATCCGTGTACACTCGGCAGAACAATTCCAATGTGAACTTCTGTGGGCTTTTTGTTAAGGGCGATGATGGACAGCCGCTGCGTGTGACATTCGGATTTGATGTGGAAGCCGAAGATGATAGCCATTATATCACCAGACGGTGCTACGGTGATAGCCTTTTTCATGCGGTTGCTTTGATGCGTTGTCCGCAGTTGGGTCGCGCTACCCGTATCAACAAGACGCTTGATCGGCTCGGAAGCCTGCACGTGAAAAGCGCAGAATGTGTGTGCCTGCGTAGCGAGGATGGACGAATTTGCTATTTGGATGAGCGCACGGTCTACAAAGAGGCAGAGTAAATGCCAAGAAAACCTGCGAATTTGGACGTCCAACGATTTGGACATTCGGAAGTATGGAAAATTTGATGGAAATCCGATTCTGATGTAAAAGGGTGGTGAACAGCAACGGAAAATATTACAATGCCAAAATCAAAAGATATGCTATTGATTGAAGAATACAAACGTTAAACGTAGTTTTTTTTGGGGGGGTATATATCGTGATACAGATGATTAAGGGCACAGCCTTACGCAATGTTACTTTTGGCGGTATCACTTACGTATTGGCGGAAGATATCTATTATAACGTTAAAGGTTGGGCGCCGATCGAACCACGCGCGCAGGTCAAAAGCCCGGAGGGCGCAGAAATGTATTGGTATTTTCCAGATATGGACAGTCTCGCCGCGTGGATCGATACCGGCAATTTAGATACTTGTATACAGGGTGTTTTGATCCCAGATTAGGATAGTCACATATACAATAACAGCCGTCCAAGAGATATTCCGGGGAGGAATATGCAGGGCTTTGCCGTATCTTTACGGACGAGCAAATGGAGAAGAGGAATAAGCAAAATGGAACTCAACCTTAACAAAGACGAGGCGCAGCTAATCAACTGTGCCTTAACTTACTACTTACAGCGAGGTGCTATAAGTTGGTATAAAAATATATATCCAAAGGCAGATTTGGATAGTATCTTCAACCAAATCAATATCATAGAACAAGTGGAGGAGTAAGGAGAATGAGCTTAAAGTGGATTGGCATTCAGATGTAAGTAAATGCCAAAAATGAATAATTGCAATGGAAAAATTCCAGTAAGACTGATTAAAAAATACAGAATTCAGCTTTGGGACGAAAATACGCTTGCCATAGAGACAGGCGTCTCCGCAAAAGATATTCTCTTGATTGAAGAATACAGGAATGAAATCATGGATGCACTCAAAGTACGTCAAAAAGCTGAACAGGCATCTGCTTCGGAATTCCAGAACAAAATTGATGCTATTCTAGGCTTGAAAGAGGTCGAATCAGCGCTAGAAGATGTGGCTACATGGTCGTATATAAGGAGGGACAAAACACCTCCTGAGTACGATTTGCAATCAATGCAGGTGAAATATCCGAGAGCGTTTGCCTATCTGAAATCGAGAGAATATGAGCGGTCGGCGAATCGGATGAAAGCGCAAGCCGGACGCGACGCTGTTGTAAAAATCGTGAATGGCGAGGACTATCAGGCCGTGATCGCTGAAATGGAAGAATTGGTTGCAGAGCACACTTTCTCGTGATAAAATGCGGTTAATATATATAATTCTCGTGTAAAATGTAAACGAGGTATAACAAATGAATGATTTTGAAGTTTTGCAGGTGGGTGGAAAATACCTTCCCCTTGCTGGCGCTAAGGAATGCGTCGCTATTACTATGGGCGAAAACGGAATCACGATTGTCTATAATTTCAATCGCCCAACCGAAAAAGAGATTGCTGGGATGCAGGCAAACCAGCCGTTTGAGATTCGATACGTTGTTTTGAATGACGTACTGTATATCCTCACGAAATGTGGTTCAAACAACTGGACGGATGCACCGTACTCCCCTCACTTGCCGTCTCCGGGCGAACTGTCGCGTCCAACGGATGAAACAAAGGGGTACGCGCTGACTCTGATGATGGTGGATGCTGCGACCAACACGATCAAAACTATTCGTACAATCGGCTTGGGGCATCAGTTCTCTTGTGATTTGTATGACGTTGTTCAGGAAATCAAGAAGAAACCGTTTGATAAAGGACTGTATTTCACCGCTGTTGCAATGAATAATCATGTTTATTCAACAAATGACCTTGTAAAGTTTTCATCGAAACGGTGGAAGCTCAGAGGATAAAAATCATGTCACGATATGATACAATTTTGCACGTGTACTCTGTGGCACAATCTATCAGCAAGACGGCTGAAATCATTGGCGTGAACGAACAAGTGGTACGTCGGTGCATCATCACAGCAGGCATATATTCAACAGATAGAACGGATGAAATTGCGCGCATGAAAGCTGACGGAATGTCAGTTTCAGATATTATGCGCCGAACTGGGTTGTGTCAAAGCGCCGTCGTTGCAAATATGCCGTATCAAAGGCAGTATCCGCGTGCGGACTGGTCAGTTAAAGAAAAAGCCCTATATTTGCGCGAGTGGCGCAAGCATAAAAATAAAATGCATAATAAAAACGCCGTGGAATGATCCACGGCGTTTCTTCTATTTACAAGCACTTTCAAGTTGATCCGATATTTCTGCAAGGTCTTTTTGATGCCGATAAATCCATGTTGCGATATATGATAAGCAGCGGATGTCAATTCCGCAGCTCTTTCCGGATAAATCTAGGGAATATATCACGTCCGCTATCCCCTTTTCTTCTTCTGCAAGTTCCGCTAGACGCGTCACTTGGTCGTGTGTCAAATTTCCCATGCTTCTCCCCTACTAAATGATCCACAAATCCTCCACTATCGTATTCAGCGCCCTTGCGATTCTAATTGCCGTATCGACCTTTGGGATGTGTGCCACAGTCTCAATCATACTGAGCGTTGAACGAGCTATACCGGCCTCATAGGCAAGCACCTCCTGTTTTATTTGCTTATCTACACGGGTTTCTTTTATTCTGTTATACAAATAATAACCTCTTTTCGCGTTCCAGTAAATAGGATGTCACTATGATGACATTTTTCATCTGGAAGGATTTCATTTGTAGGATTGCCGTGAAGTAAGCAAAAATACGTAGAAAAAAGCCCCACACACAAAAATGTGCGGGGATTAGCGGAGCTGTGTTGTCAGAATCCTTGCATTTACATAGAGGTTTATGTGTCAATTTCGGCTTTTAGGCATCTACTGGTCAAACTATACTGCTTATTTTGCAAGCCGATACAGAGCTAAAAACATACACACGAACAGTTGATTTCAGATCACGCACATGATCGCCAAATCGGACGAATTATGTTTGTGCATAATTTACACTTGATTTTTTATCTTGAAAATGGTAGTATTAAATTGAAGAAAGCGATTGTAGATTATTTTGCAGATGCATCATCATCTTGGAACGCCTCATCGAATCCGGCCTTTAGGATGCGCATCATTCTGTCTTTGTCCTCGTCAGTCATGCGAGACATGGCTTTTTCGAGTGACAGCAACATATTGTCCTTAAAAACGTTCTTCTCCACGTCCGTAAGGCCGAGCAGGTAGTCCGTAGACACATCAAAGTAGGATGCAACGGCCGCTACCTTCTCTGCTGTCGGCGAGGACTTGCGCCATTTACCGATTGCGCTCACACCTAAGCCAAGTTTTCTTTCAAGTTCTGTTACCGAAATATTATCCCTTTTACAAAGGTATTTGATTTTGTCGTAAATAGAGTTATCCATTTTTTGCACCAAAAATGAAAATTTTCATAAATAGCTGTTGACATAACAGACTTTATGTTGTATTCTTTAGCAAGAAAAGAAAATTTTCATGTAGAATAGTAGAACCCAAAAACATAAAATTGGAGTTTTTGTCTAGTGTGTACTTACAATGAAAGAACGTTTGCGATGTGTCGCATTAGAAAATTTTCTTATCTGACGTGAATATACCGCTAAGATGTGGGATTGTCAATATATATTTTACTACGGAGGGGATTTGGGTAATGAAAATTAGAAAAATGTTCGCTAAAAAAAATGAATACGTCACAAAAACTGGTGTCGTGGATGTGCCATTTGGGAATTATGAGTTGCGGTCTACGAATAGCACCTCCCCTATCGTGAAATATAACGGCGGAGTATGGGATGAGCTTCTGTCGTTTATTTGCGAAAATATTGCAAGTGATATGGGGAACGACCTTACAGACGATGAGATGTTGGAAATCAAGCGTTGTGTACATGATACGGCCGATATAGCTATTAGTATGGATATGAAGCATATGCGGCTTTTCTCTGATGTCGATGAGGCAACTGGTAAGTACACCACGTATCATGCCGGTCTTATGATGCTTTACGATCTGGCCTCATATGGATATAGCGACAACTTTTCATGTGTGTTGCTTTTGGATGAGGCTGAACTGAGGCATTTCGTTGAAAAGTTCTTCATCCAGGCGGCGGAACAGTCCGGAATGGATGACGAGGCGTTTGAAACGCACAAGAAAATTGCGTACTCGTTGCTCGGATAAGTTCAAACAAAATTGTGCATTTTGGATTTTTTCTCTTGACTGGAATTTTTGGTAGTGCTATAATTGAGACAATCAAAATATAGCAATATCAATAGGAGGACAGGCGTCATGAGTGAAAATGCGCTGCGTGATGCGTTCGTTGAATGCGTAGAAAATAATGCATTTCAGATAGAGCTACCAATAAGTCGCGTCAAAATTTTGATGGGCAAACTGGATGCAAATTTTGAGAATATGCATACAGAAGAAGACTGCATTAAAGTATGTCAGTCATTCTACTCAAGAAATATAAAAGTTTTTTGCCGTTACAAGAATGTGATTCTGAAATACATCGAATTTGCAATCAGTCGTGGAGAAATGACGAATGCGCAACTAAAATTGCTGGATAATGTAAAGTACAAGGATGTTCCAGTCCCCGATGGTAATAACGAAACTTATTTTCCGGATTTCGATACGCTAAGGGATGCTGTTGAAGAAACGTTTCTTTCGTCTGACGCTGCTGATAGGAATGTGTATCTTTCTTCTGTTGCAGCAATTTATCTTGCATGGTGCGGTGTCACAATTGACCAGATGTGCGAAATCAGGAAATCTGATGTGTCATTCCTTTCTGTTATTATAGATGGCAAGGCAGTCCAACTTAACAGAGCTGTAATGCGCGCGATTGAGGCATATGTTGACAGTGTGGGCTACGGCACTATATATGCGTCTGTATACCAATACAAAAAGTCCGAATACCTTTTCCGTACTAGGCAAAAGGCGAAACTTGACAGCTCTGATATCAAGAATATGTTCACACGCTTCAATGCTTTGAACAAACGCAAGTATGGATTGACTTACAAGAAGATATATATGTCTGGCGCGTTTCGTAGAGCATATGAGTATGAGCAACAGCATGGCACAATTAACTTCTTAAAAATGCCAATTGAAAAACTTATTTGTATTTTGGGTATCAATATTAACGAAAGTGCTGAGTCACGATGCGTGTTGCAGGCATCATTCCGCGCATTTAAGGAGCGGGCGGCAACGGCTAAATAATCAAATTGGGGCTGGTAGTATCCAGCCCCATAACAAAACGCACAAGTTATCCGAAATGCATAATTTTTTTGTTGACACAGGCCGAGACATGGTGTAATATAAGTATGTAGTAGCAGTGCTTCACAAACGCACGAGCCGTCTGCTGGAACAGACGGCTCACAAACTGGCAGAGAGACGTTGCTGGGAACAACATTTCTCTGAATTTGGACGGGCTGTCCAGAATATTGGACAGCCCATTTTCAAAAGAACAAGTTATCCGAAATGCATAATACAGGCAAGCGAATCTTGTCGGCGTGGTGGAATGGAAGACACAATGGACTTAAAATCCATCGGGCAACCATGCGGGTTCGAGTCCCGCCGCCGACACCAATTTAACCAAAACATGATATAGAGGAGGAAACAACATGAGCGAAATCACAGTAACGACGCAACAACAACTTGACAATCTTCCACGTGACTATCATGGAAGAATCTACATCAGGTTTGGAACGCAGTATGATAAGGCTGTCGTAAGGCGGAAATATGATTTTGCTTCCATTGTGGCGTGTGGGAACAGCTCCGTCGAGGCGTATGGAAACAGCTCCGTCGAGGCGTGTGGGAACAGCTCCGTCGAGGCGCATGGAAACAGCTCCGTCGAGGCGTGGGATAACAGCTCCGTCGAGGCGTGGGATAACAGCTCTGTCGTGGCGTGGAAACACAGCTATGTCGTGGCGCTGGGTAACAGCTCCGTCGAGGCGTGG